TGTTCGCAATACCATCTTTTACCACTCCATATTCTAATTTCGTTTTTTACAAGCCATTTTTCTCCTTTATTTCTGTCTAATCCTCTTTTCCATTCTTTCAAATGTATCATATGAATGAACCCACCTGGCTCATTCATTGTACTATACTTACTATCTTAATTAACGAATAAAGGCTTATATCATTTGACAGCTGTTTGTTCATATATCGTATAAGGCTTTTTGTACAAAAAAAAACTTGATGTCTTTTTCATCTGAATTTAATCAGAATTTACAAAGAAGCTTTAAGCTCTACAGACATAAGGTTCGGTCGTAACTGGACCTGACCATGTTACTTCCGCGCAGGCGCGCAAGAGGACAGGGAGGGCACACGAATGTCGAGTATCGAGCTCGTCATTACTTCCGCTTCGCCTTTTTCAAACTCTTGTCTTTGTTCTTCTATTAATCCACACAAATATGATTTAAGCATTGACGCTTTACCTTCTGATACTCCCCTTTCACAAGCGTCCTTGTATAGTTTATCCCATTCTTCCATGCTTAAACTATTTAAGTCAATTTTCTCCCCTGGCTTTGGCCGAGCTTGTAAGAAAACATTGCCTTGGTCATCTATCTTGAAATATAGCGCAGGCGGATTTTCATCAGGAAAATTTAATGGTTTTAACCCAATTGCAACTAAAGCATTATCAAATTCTTTAGCAGCCCTCTCTGAATTATCAAATCTTTCACTCACAATGCTTGGAGATGTTCTATAAGATGTTCTATATCCATCCGGCATAGTTTCCTCTTTCTGTGGGATTTTAAAGACAAATTCTTCTTTCTCTCTTACATCTTGTTTATGTACCTTCAATACGCCTTCATATTTAGACCAATATCTCATATCTCTGTTCCAACTAAATTTGATATAGAAAATCTCCTTTCCATCTTTTGCTTTTTCGCCCGGATATTTCAATTTGATACCTTCAAATCTTTGTTGAATTTCAAAACCAAGTCCACTCCAGTTTAGAGATGGATTTGAAAGGAACTTAGATTCCGGATCAGCCATATGGTTTAGCCATCTATTTGCAATCTCGTTCGGATAGCCAATGAAAACTCCTAACTCTTCAAGCTCTTTAGAAACTTGAAAATGTTCGACATAAAAGGGAACAAGCGCATACATGTTTTCTCCTTCAGTTGCCGCCTGCATGAGTCGCTTATTCACATCTTCGAAATAAACATCAGTTAAAAACTGAATCTTATCAACTCTTTCTTGAGCTGTTTTTTCCTTACATTCGATAAATCGAAGTCTTTGTTTATTGTTTGCATCTACAGAGGCCTGAATTAACGAATTTGCGAAAGTTTGTTGTTGGTACATCTTAGTTTTGATTTTTTGCGTTGTTTTTTTACGTTGTTTTGCTTTTGTGTGTTGTTTTCAAATATTCATAAATTTATAAAATTGGAATCATTTTTATAAACTAGATAAGGTTTGGTTATATTTTTTCTTATAATTTTCAATATTCGTATTATTTAGATTCTTATCTAAAACAATTGTTTCACATAATTGTTCCAGTTCTTTTATCAAATTTTTGATTTTTTTGATATATTCTTCTGTATTTGATTTTTCATATTTGTATTTTGCTTGTCCAAAAGCAATATCTATTGTTCCTCTAATTTTATCGTTCATTTCATACGGTATTAGTTTTAAATTAACATCAGAATCATTTGATTCATTTTCATTTTCATTTTTTTCAAATAAGTATATTTTGTGTTCTTTACAACGCAATAGACGAAATTTTAGTTTTGGAGTTGTTTCTATATTAAAATTACAATCAGGTGATAATTTGATTTGAAAATCACTAAATATTTTTCGGTCCCAAGTTAAATCTATAGAAGATTGAATATTATACACATCAATTAAAGGAATCCATTTAAAAGTTTCAGAAGGAATGTTAAACGCATATGGATTAATTGGTAACAATGTTAATATATTATCTTTATATTTGAGTTTCTTTTTATAAAAAGCTATTTTTGCATCTTTTTTCAAACTATGAGAAATATTTAATATAGAATCAAAATCGGGTGAGTTAATATTTGATTCAATTATATTAACAATTCTTTCATAATTTCGTTTTAAAGAATCAACTCTCGTATATGACAAAAAAATTTGACCTCTTGTTTTAACTAATTCTTCAGGATTTTCAAGTATACTATCTTTATAAAACGCATTAAAATATTTTTCCCAATTATCATCGGTTTCTATTTTCAATGGTAAAATCTTATGCCAGTTTGTCCAGTCCATAATTATTTAATTAAAAGAATTCTATATTTTAATATATCAAGGATTTGTAGTATTGGCTTTTGAAGTTTGCTTTCTTTTTTTTGATCGTACTTTTGATTCTGTTCTCATTTTTTGAATTATTTCTAATTTCCAATCTTCAACATCAATATTTAATTCATTAATAGTATTTTCAGATACATCTTCTGGTAAATTTTTATTAATATTATGTCTAACAGGTTCCATAGATTGAATAGCCGTTTCTAAATTCTTTTTTGATTTGCGAACTTCAGCAACATATTCATAAATACTTTTTATTACTTCTATTGATAATTGATTCATTTTAACAAATAATCCATTGTCATTTTCCATAGATTTTACATTATTATCACCCAATATTTTAATAATATTTTGATGTTCTTCTATTGACATAGATTCTATTTCATCCAACATAGATCTAATTTGTCCCAAATTCAACTCGGTATTATTATTAAATTCTTGTTTTTCTTCATCGACATATTTTTCCATATAGAATGTATCTTAATCTTTGCTTATCTAACTTATAAACTTAAGATGATTTTTTGTTGATTATATTATGATTCCGGATTTGTTATTCAATCTTAATGTTATAGGAAATATTAAAAGCCAAGATAAATTGATTCTAAATTCCGGAATACTATATATAGACCCTTTCACATATACAAGAGCTATTAGAAGGAAACTATTCGGTCAAAATAGAAATAATATTATAGCATTTATATCAACAATAATATCATATACATTATTATACTGTAAATCAATAACTGATAATATCATAAGTCATAATGATTCAGTTATTTGTTTCGACTTAATTCAACCAAATCTGCGAAATGATTTAATAGTTTTGTATGAATCATTAAATCATGTTGTAAAAGGATTAGGAAGATTAAAAAACTCTTATATTAATGATAAATCTATAACAGATTCTATTGATAAAATATCTTTACAAATATCTAATTATCTTATTGAATGTAATTTGATTGGAGTACATAACTATTTATTTTCTAAAGAAAGAAATTTTAGAGCTACAGAACAATCTATAATTATATGAGTTATATTATGAATTAACAATAAATTTGTTTTATAAAATAATATGTATTCTTGTAATTTGTGTGGTTATGAAACTAAAGTAAGATGTAATTATGAAAGACATTTAAAATCAACACAACATTTGAAAAAAATAGAAGAAACTAAATGTTCAAATGAAAACCAAAGCGTTATTTCAGACGATATTGAAAGTAGATTCAAATCAATGAAAGGGGAAATTGATGAACTTCAGAGAATATTAATAGAAAATCAAAATAACATGTTACACAAGGATAAAACAATTGAACTTCTTGAAAAAAGGATTGGTATTCTTGAAAATTCAGTTGAACACAAAAAACAAGCTGTTTATCGTTCAGATGGTAATATGACTGTTAATAATATTAGTCAAAACTTAAATATAGTTGTTAAATGTTTTGGAAATGAAGATATAAAACATCTTAGAGATGATGTCAAACGTGAAATTCTCAATAGTCCGAATATGGCATTAAGGACTCTCTTAAAGGAAATTCATTTTAATACTCAAAAACCTGAATTTCAAAATATTAAATGGACTAATATTCAAAACCCTATAATTAAAACATTGCGATCCGACGGTTGGGCTTTAGATGATAGAGATGAAGCATTAGATGAATTGTGTATTAAATTAGTTAATTTTATTGAAGATATAAGAGATGAACTTGGAGATGATGATTGTATTTTCAAAAATAAAAGTCGAATAGAAAAGATTGATGAACTTGTAAATATATTAACAGATTCAGATACTAATATGACACACGAATGTAAAAAACGTCAAAAACAAGAAAAACGTGCATTAGGAAGATATTTATACGAATTAACAAGAAAACAAAAGAAAATTTCAGACTAGAAAAAAAATGATTGTACTTTCGCTTCTATCATAAATAAACAAACTAATCAATAAAACAATATGAGTAACTCAAATCCTGCGTATCCTCATACAGTGAGTTCTCGAAAACTCAAATTGCTTAAGTCAAAAGTACAATCTGGATTATTAACTCCATATATTTTACGGAAGTTAGCAAATGAAATGGATTATCAAAAAACTTTAGAAAAGTGGATGAAAAATATGAATTGTTTACCTTTACCAAGAGAACTCCAGATTAAAATTATGGAATATGATGTGAATCATAGGAAGAATTTTAAGTTAACTCTGGAAAGAATTCGTGCAAAAGCTGCTGTGCGTATAACTAGTAATTTGATTAACAGGTGGTGTAAAGAAGCCCGCTACGGACTAAACGCCGTTAGGCAGATGGAATATATTAATATTCATTTACCCGATAAAGAGTGTATGTTTGATGGGTTAAATTCGTGTAAATGTTGTGAAAGGCATCAAACAAATAGACCAGTATTTGGCGAATATCCTGCTTATGATACAGACAATCAGAACACGTATAGATGCAAATGTAGATGTAGGCAAAATATGAGGGTTCTTTCAAGAGCAAGATTTCTTGAAACTGAGGACTATGAACCCGACCCCAGATTGGGTGCACCTCTCCCAGGATCTTTCGTTCCGCCACCGCATGCGCCTATTCACAGAAACACTTATCCTGCGGGCGCTCCTATTGATGGCATCCCATCGTTTCGAGTTGACGAAGACACAGGTGAGATGGAATTACCAAACGGTCAATGGGTACCTTATGACCTTAGGCGGCTACTCATTGCTGAGGGACTGAACCCCGAAGACTACCCCAATGTCTGGTAGTTTTGGCCTTGGTTATTAGGGGGTGTGGGATTATGCGTGTAATAATATTGATTATTACTTTTTGTGTATTTTTATCATTTTTTATCATTTTTTATCATTATTTATCGTTTTTTATCGTTTTTTATCGCTATTTATCGTTTTTTATCGTTTTTTATTTATATGTTTTCTCTAATAATCATATATAATAGAGATGTATGCATTTTTTATACACAAAAAAAGGATAAATTTTTGTGTATAAAAAATAGAGACACATAAAAAATAAAAATTAAATTTTTTTATTATTTTTAAATTTTTTATGTTTTGTGTTTTCTGGTAAACTAGTACTTTTATGAGATGGTGTGTTTTTTGTAAAATACGAATCTATATTTTGTATTTTTAGGATTTTTGTACTTTCTGGTAATATTGTATTTCTTAGAGGTTTCTGTGTTTCTTCTTTTTTTTATTTTCAATTCTTGAACTTAAAAATTTTTTTATACTTTTGTCTCTTTTTCTTTTTTTATTTATTTATCTATTTTAAAAAAAAAAAGAAGAAAAGACACTAAAGAATCCAATTTTTAGAGAAAGTGGAGCGATAAAAAACGATAAATAAAATCGTAACTTTTATAGCAAAAAGTGAATTTTTTCCTGTTAAAATTTCCATTCTTAGAGACACAACTTAAAAATTTATGCGTAAATTTATCGTTATTTATCGTTTTTTTTATTCGATTTTTTGTGATTTTTTGACTTAAAACTGCGATTCTTAGAGTTAAAATATGTAAAATTAAGCATTTTTTGCTTATCGTTTTTTATCGTTTTTTGAATGAATAAAACATGTTTTCTCTAAAAAAACAAATTATATGTGATACTTTCTAAATAGTTTAAATTTAAATAGGCATAAATGCTTTTTCCTTCTTAATCATCATAGCAATTTCTTTAGGTCGACCAATTTTAACGGATTCTTTATCATATACGGTATTGGTCAACTTATCATATAATATTTCAAGATTATGAAATTTTTTTGGAATCCATGATTTTGCAGGTAATTTAATAGAACTGAGTTTTATTTGAGGAGCAATATTAATTTTTGAATCTTTAATGTGTTTGTCGAAGTCTGGATGATATGAATTATTATCTAATTGATAACAATTAGGAATTTTATGATAAGCACAATCAATTGATGCACCACGTAAAGATTGGAGAAGTTTGTCGTTAATAATTTTTTTTCTTAATGCAGTATTGATAACTGCTTCATCTGAAGTTTTACCATTATCGCCTGATAATAGTTCATCAACTTTAAGTTTACCAAATACTGTAGCATATTTATATACTTCTACAGTTCTTTCATTTTCTGGTAAAGCAATATGAGAATTCAAACGATTTACTCTACCAATTACTTGGTCAACACGTATTTCAGACCAATGATGTTCTACAACATGTATTTGTCTTACATTTTTTAATGTAATACCTTCTGCACCAGATGATGTAATAAAGAATGTTTTAACAACTTCACCATACAGATTAGATTGAAATGGTAATAATTCACTTAATCCGGGTGGAATATCTGACATTTCACTATTGAAAATCTTTCTTAAATATTCTCTATTTTCATCAGCTTTATCACCATACAATATGTATGTTTTATTACCACCATGACTTATTGACCATTTTTTTGATTTTTTATCAAATGAAATTTTTAAAGGTTTCCATCCAACTCTATGTAACATAGTAAACATAGCAGAAAGTCCTTCCCTATTTTTCAAATGAGAATAAACAACACTTGTACCTTTTACTTTTTCAATTCTTTCTTTAATAGTCCAATATTTTGGTGAAAGTTCATAAAATGTTTGAGAAATATTTGAATCTTTTAATGATTGAGAATATACTTCAAATTTAGTTTTAAGTCCTTCTAATATTTTTTCTCTATTTTTAGGATTAATTTTCTCATCTTCTTCAATTGAGAGTGGATAAGTAAAATTACAAATAGCTAATGAACGTGCACGATATGTGGTTAGTTCACTACCTTCATCTTCAAACATTTTGCTCATTTTACGAGCAGTTTTTTTTGCATCATTTCTAACTTCCTTTAGTCTTTCTTTTTCATATTTGATATATTGTGTTTTGCTCATTTCAAGTTTTTGAATTGGATTTATTGTAACAGTTGGAAATCCATCTTTTTTAAATACTTTTTTCTCATCAATTTTGTGTTGTTGTAATTCATATTTGTGAGAATCACCATAATAAGATACTAATCCACTGATTCTTCTCATAAATACTTCAGTATTTTTAAGATTCAATCCTTCAATAAATGATTCATTAAATTTATCAGAAGGAAAACAGTGTAAAACATTAGTTTGTACACTTTGTATATCTAAAGATACATTTGAATTTGAAACATATGATTTTAATCTTTTAACCCAATCCATATGATTAGTTGGTGATTCATCATCTTTGTAAATAGAACCATTTTTAATTGAAAATCCAAAAGGGGTTTGAGAAACTTCAATACTTGTATTTGTTAAATTCATGTAATCAATATATGGAAAATTTCTAAGATATTCTGAAAAATCGTCTAAATTTTTATTTTTTAACTTAATATTGTATTTGAACATTGTTATAGGTCCCCGTAAAATATTAAAAATAACCGATAATTCTTTTGGATAATTAATAATCGGTGTACCCGATAAGAAAATAAATCGTGTATTCTTAGCACTCATAAACAGGTCATATAATAATCGGCCTCGAATATGGGTTTTTGTGTTAGTTGGATCATTAATATAATTAGTAATCATTGATACAACGTTATGAGCTTCATCAACAATAACTAATTTATTATCAAGTAATCCATTTTTTTTGAAATCCTCAAGTTTTTCTTTTGATACTCCATTATATCTAATAATTTGGTATTGCTGTGCTATTTTATGTCTAATTTGTTCTTTAATCTGTTTTTGTTCAGATTTTTTTAGTTTAGAAAAGTTAGCCTTTTCATTTTGATTAACAAACCAACCACCATTTAGTTGTTCCAATATTTTTTCTGGTATAATTTCGGATTCTTGTTTAGTCATATTTGCTTCATCTTTGAAATACCAATTTTTTCTGGGAGCAATATAATGTTTATTACCACATTTCTCTAATTCATGTATGAAATTATCTTCAAGAGATTGCCCTGGTAGAAAAACAACAGTTTTTCTATCATTTTTGAATCCTTCAGATACACCGATTGCAGATAAAGTTTTTCCACTACCTAATCCATGATATAATAAAATTCCACGGAATGGTGTATCTGGATTCATGTAAGCTTTAACAATTTTTTGATGTGTCAAAAGTTTAATATTCTCAGTTTTGTCAGTGTTTTTAACAGCTAATTCAATTGATGACTCTGTATTTTTAGAAAAATGAATAGAAGAAAGGGGTGACCATTTCAATTTAGGTTTCATATTAATTATCTTTATTTACATTTATTATTGAAATAATTCGATATTGTAATCATTTTTCTTTAATTTTGTATAGGTAGTTAATTGTGATTTTTAATATTTTAATAAAAAATAATGGAAAAAAAACATGAAAAGAATTTACCAAGAATAGATATTGAAGAAATAGAAATTGAATCACTAGATAGTCCAAAAGTACTGAAAAATGTTTCCATTAAAAAACATTCTATAATAAAATCAAAACCAACTAAGGAAGTAAAAGCTCCCGATTTTCCAAATCCTAAAAGAAAAAGTCCATTATATTTTAAGAAAAAACCATTAAGAAGAACAACAAGTCAAAAATTTAAGCCTATTTCAAGTGATGATGAATCTATTGATGAAAACCAAATGGAAGGTGTATTAATAGAAGAAGAGGCACATGGATTGATGGGTAAGGTACGTAAAACTCCAATTAATCAATGGCGTAGAAAAGAAGGTGATGAACCATTAAGATATAGTCTAACACAACGGGATAAATTAGTAAGAGAAAGAAATAAAAAGAGTGGTAAAATGATACCTTTTGGAGGGAAAAAGAAAAAAACTTTAAGAAGAAAGCAAAGAAAACAATCTGGCCAGAATTTAGTAACAAAAAGGGTAAAAACAAAGAAGAACAAAAGGTATTATACAAAAAAATGATACAAACTAATATAAAATTAATTGTATAGATAACATTAATAATGAAGTTTTGTTCTACATGTGACAATTTATTAACACTAAGTCATTCAAAAGAAACGGGTGGACTATATTATACTTGTCGTTCTTGTAAAAAAAACGAAAACTGTCCCAAAAATTTTGATCCATGTGTATTAAAAAAAAATTATGGCGGTAGTGAAAAAGTGTTTTATGAGATGTTTATTAACAAATATACTAAATACGATCCAACTTTACCACATGTACATACAATGCCTTGTCAAAATGTAGAATGCGCAAAAAAAACAAAAGATGGTAATGATGAATCCGATATTATTTATATGAGATATAGTGAAGACAAAATGAAATATGTTTATCTTTGTTGTAAATGTGATTCTGCTTGGATTCATCCTGAATATCAGCAAACTCAATTTTTAAAATGAATTAATTAAGCATAAATCAAAAATCAAATTAATAGTATAATGTCATATAAAGAGATTGTTGACAGTTATGATAATTCTATTCAGCCACCTGAAAATATTACAAAATTAATAAACAATCTTATTGTTCATTTTTCTAAAGATGTACTTGAAAGGCGGGAATTACTTCATTTATTAAATGTGATGTCTCCCCAAAATAGAACAAGTAGCATGAAAATATTTGAAAAAATTACAAAAAGTTGGAAAGAAGAAAATAATAGTGTATTCGCATCAATTATAATTAAACAAAATTTGTATACTGATATTTATGTCGAAATGTTGAACAAATTAGAAATTAGACATCAACAAACTATAATTAATTTTATAAAAAACAGTAATTTGAATTCGAATGAAATGAAAACCATTGGTGTTTTTTTTGCTAAATGGGCTATGTTTAATAACATGAATTTATGCGATATTTCGAACTTATGTTTACAGCTTATTGATAATAAAGTTAGCTTGGTTATAAATATTTTTATAACTCTTCATAAAAATAATCGCAAAGATCTTATAGTTAATGATATATATCAACAAATTAAGTCTTTTAAACATAGTACGAATACTTTAATGGCTTTTTATGATTTAGAAGAGTTAATGGAAGAAAACTAACAAAAAATTATTTTATATTGTAATAATGAAAAATATTTTGCGATTTAATTTACTTATGTTACAAATAGTAATTTTTTCTGTATTATATCTGTTTCTTGACGATTCGCATTTTTCAGGTATCAATACTCTTGAAGAAATGATAAGAACAGAATTAATACAAAGAAAAATTGATCCAATTATAGAGAAAGAGGTAGCTGAAAATTTTGAAAATTCAGAAAATCAAAAAAAAGAAATAGAGAAAACTGCTGAAAAAATAACCAAAAACTTAGAAAAAACCGAAGTAATTGAGAGTCTTACAAAACCATCATTATTTGATAAATTTTTCAAAAGACTTTATTTTTCATTTGTTACCGGTACTACTTTAGGATATGGTGATATATTTCCAAATTCTACAATATGTAAAACAATCACTATAATACAACTTGTAACAACAATCCTTCTCTTAATAGCTTAAGAGAAGGTAGTTAATTTTTTGGGGTGAGAGTGTTTACTAAATTTAAAAATTACATATAGTATGAGTTTGGAGAAATTTGACCAAATAATATCAGATTATGAAAATAAAGAAGGGATGGTAACTGCTGACTACGAGGGCAGAACGCGACAAGCCAGAGCCATTCTCGAGAACGTTGACATTCGACCTTCGCGACCATCCTCCGTGGTCGCGCGCCACACGTTGAAGGAGACCAAAGCCAAGATGTCTGAGCAGGCCAAGATTAATCGGGTTGTTCACGAGAAAATGAATGAGTTAAGACAAGAATTTATAAAATGTTATTATTCACCAAATCCAGGTCAAGGATATTTAGAAGCAAAAGATAGTTTTGAAAGACTAAATCTTGAAAATCAATCTGGTGGAAAAAGAAGATTAAAGTATCATTATAATGGTGGTAGTCCAGAAAATACACCAAGTTTGGAGAAATTTGACCAAATAATATCAGATTATAAAAATAAAACGGGAACGAATTTCATACATTTTGTGGAAATGAATGGTGCTGACTACGAAGGACACGAAGCGCTCCAAGTCCACAGGAGCGAAGTGCGTTTTGCTCTCAGGAACATGAATATGTTAAGAGAAGAATTTATGAAATGTCATTATTCACCAAATCCAGGTTCAGGATATTTAGACGCAAAAGATAGTTTTGAAAGACTAAATCTTGAAAATCAATCTGGTGGAAAAAGAAGATTAAAGTATCATTATAATGGTGGTAGTCCAGAAAATGACTTATTTAAAGTAATAAGATATATTCATGAAGAAAAATCCTTTAGACCAGAACAGGTAAATAAGAAATTATTAGTTGCTTTACTAAGTCCTGCATTAAATATAGAAACTCGAAATAAAGATGGTTATACACCGCTTTCTTTAGCTGTTAGAGAATTGGATGTAAATATGGTTAAGATGTTATTAAGATTAGGTGCTAATCCAAATAGTACTTATAGAGGTGGTAGTCGATATTTAGTACATTATTTAGCAAATGATGATAGAGTTTTGGAAAATAATAATTTAGAAGATAGTTCAGATGAAGAACAAAAATCTTTATTATCAAAACAACTAGAAATTATGAAGCTTTTATTGGTAAATGGAGCAAATGTGAATGAAATACAAACTTCATATGATTATACGCCACTTCATTATGCAGTAAAACATACTAATTATGATTTAGTCGAACTGTTATTAAAACACGGAGCAAATATGGAACTTAAGGCACCATTCAACAGGGACGTGGGCGAACCAGCAAATGCTGGGAATAGCAAGCTCTTTACTCCAATTGAGTATTTAGAGCAATACAAGCAATGGTTGGAGGAAGAGGTGGAAGCGAGTGCCGGCCCACGACGTATCGCGCGCCATCAACTCCGTGTAGTCATCAAAACCTTAAAAATATTAGAAAAACACGAAGCAAAAAGAGAAACAAAGAAACTTCTTACAGACCAACTAGGAAGAACTCTATTGTTGAATAAAGATGATCCAAATAATAATCGTGATCCAGATGATACTCGTCCTCATCTTTCAGGTCATAAAAATAAAGTTATAAATACAATAAAATCATATTATGGTGGTAAAGGAAAGAAAAAGACTAGGAAATTGCTAAAACTAAAAAAGCTCAAGTCAAAAAAGCTCAAGTCAAAAAAGACAATAAAACAAGCTTCTCCTGTAAAGAAGGAATTACCAATTCACTGTATAGGATATACAAAAAATAAAGAATGTATACCTACTGGACTGGTGTTACCATTTTTTTAGTTATAATTCATCAACAAAATCGATAACATCTCCATTATTTGGACAATAATTGATTGTTTTAATTTTACCATTTAGTGTAATATATCGACCATTTTGTATAATATTGCTAAGAGGTCCTTGAATCAAGTCATATAGGGTTTGTCCTCTTTTTATACTTATAACTTGGCCATTAGGAATAAAAACAAAAATTCTGGAGTATAATAGTTCTTTTTGGATAAGTTCTACAAATTCGGTTGATGAATTCACAGTATTATTCCAATCTTTGATTATTTCTAACCATGGTAATGTATTACTACTTGGTTTATATTTCCAATGCGCTGCAGTACCAACAGTAGCAATTCTATGCATATCTCTTGTTTTTACTTGTATTTCAATAGGAAAGTTATTTTCAAGAATAATAGTTGTATGTAAGGATTGATATCCATTTTTTTTTGGATTAACAATGTAATCTTTGAAAGAATCTGGTATATGTGTTTTCCACATGGAATGAATTATATCTATTATTGAATAACACAATTCGGGAGATTCTTCAATTACTATTCGAATAGCGACTATATCTCGAAGGTCTTCAATTTTAATTTGATTTTTTTCAGATTTTTTCCAGGCAGAATAAACAGATTTGGTTCTACCACTAATTTTAAAATTAATGTAATGTAGTTTTGATGAAATTTTTTGGCATACATCTTCTATATAGTGTGAATAAGAATTGTTACGATTATGTATTATGTGAAAAGAATTATTATAAGCGGTTGGATATAAACATTTAAAACTTAAATCTTCAAATTCTTGAACGTATCTCCAAATACCAATTCTTTTTGCTAATGGTGAATAAATGTCCATTGTTTCCAAGGAAATTTTAACTTTTTGTTCTTTTTTTAAATGTTGTAATGTTCTCATAAAATGTAGTCTTTCTGCTAATTTAATAATTATAATACGCGAATCCTGTGCCATTGATAGGAACATATGTCTTATATACTCGTTCTTCATAGTTTTTGTATTCAAATAATCTTCTTGTATTGGAACTTGAGCTTTATTACTGTATGTTAATTCAGTTATTTTAGTAATACATTTTACAATATTTTCAACATTTTTCCCAAATAGAGATTCTATTTCAAAATAGGTTATATTTGATTTTTCAATAGAATCATGTAAAAGGGAAGAAATTATGGTAATAGCATCTACTTTAGAATCTGCTAAAATAGTTGTAACTGCTATAGGATGATTAATAAACATTTCTCCAGACTCAAGTGTTTTGTTGAAATATACTAAATATGATATAGTTAATGCCAATCTAACAGTTGTTAGGTCGTTTTTTGGTAAATATCTTAATGGTTTTTCTAAACCTCTATAAATGGAATCTATGATTAACATATCATATTGATCAATATGAGATATTGTACTATTTAGAGATGGTATTTTGTTAGTAATAGTATTTGGTATTAATGGTATAGTTTCAATCTCTATGACAGATGAACATCGTTTTAAATTTTTGTGTTTATGACTATATAATTTTGTAATAACAAGACTTTTAGAAATAATAACATAAAATGAAATGATCGATTTGAAACAATACATATATTATTAAAGGTTATTGATTTACTTTAAAGTATAAAAATGATTAAGAAGTATTAAGTTTAATAATACACAATTATAAAAACATAAAAATTATGGAAAATAGTTGGGTCCTAGTTGATCTCGGATATATGTGCTTTCTTCGTTACCATGCAACTAAGATTTGGTTTAAATGGCAACCTGAAAAAGATCAAGAAAATCCTTGGCAAAATGAAGAAGTTTTTCGTGACACATTATTACGAGTATATGAAAGAACATTAAAGAAACTTACTAAGAAGAAAAAAGCCATATTAGCAATGGAGTCCCTGGACGGCGGTAACTGGCGAAAAGAAATTTATTCTGAATATAAGGGAACTCGTCCTAAGAATTATGATATATTTGAGTATTTAAAATTTTTGGCAAATGATTGGTTACCAAAATTTTGTGAAAATAATGAAAATTGTATTTATTACAAAATTCCTAATACTGAGGCAGATGATATTATAGCTCTTAAAGCCCATGAATTATTAAAAAAAAATCCTGTTACAGAAATAAGTATTATTACTGCTGACCATGATTTTATACAGTTAGTTGAAAAAGATAATAATATTCGAATGTATAATGATAAGTACAAACTAAACAAGAAATGCGAAGAAGATTTGGTAGGTTTTGCTTATCTAAAACGTAAGATTATATATGGTGATAATTCTGATAATATTAAGTCAATATACTCTGGAAAAGGCTGTACATTAAAAAAAGATGCTTTATTAGAAAAATTAAAAAATGTGGAAGATTTAGATTTAGTTACACAAGAAATGGTGGGTACTTTAAAAGAATATGAGAAATTCAAAATGAATCGAGAATTGATTGATTTTAATAAAATACCTATGAAAACAAGATTAGCATTTGAGGAATATTCTAAAAGCATTTGTTGATTTCTAATAATCAAAACTATATACAAATGAATGTATTATTCCAAGCACATCATCATTCAATTTGTATAAGTTTCCAGAATTAGAATTTGTTGCTTTTAACAAATTCTTTTTTGAAGTCCATGAATAACATAATTGAATAGTGTCTTTTACGTTTAGCCTATTTGTATGTATATTTTTTAATACTGGACCTATAAAATATTCTAAATCAGAATCGTAAGCTTTTTTCCAAGGTAGTTTCAAAGCCTTTAACATAGTATTTGATTCTAATCCATAATGGGAACACATAGATATGACTTTGCATAAGAATGTTCTTGAATGATATTTATGCTTAAATATCATATTTGCAAGAAAATATTTGTCATTTGGATTTGCTCCCTTTTTTAGAAGAAAACGTAATATTTTTAAACTAACCTCTTCTAAATGATTTATTCTATCATTATATGTTCTTAGCTTTAGGAAACGCGATCGCTGCCTTACATCTAATGCGACGCGACTTATAATATCTGCTTGTTCACTATTCAGATTATAATTAGTATAATTATAAGGTGTCTCGGAAATATGTAGCCAAGAATTAGGCATAAATGGGATATATCTTAGAAGAGTTGGATCTGAAGTTTGTTGCCATATTTTCCGTTGTGGGAAGCCTCCTTTAAAATCAAACATAATGGCCAAAGAATATTTAATAAGTCTTGAAGGATTGTCATCTTTTCTAACCATAGCTTTGATGGCTTTTAAATCATAAGCATTAATTCTCCCATAAAACGAATCCGTAATAACACCTCTATTTTGTGTATAATATCTCCAAGCATCTATCACTTTACTTAACAATCTTTCTTTTTTGATTGTGATGAATACATCTAATGATGAGTTATGCTCTAAACTGTTACTCTTTTTTAGATTATTCATCAACCAATAAGTTAATTTACCAACCATAGATCTGACCGCCTTCTGTAAATTATTAAGGATTTTTCCTGTGACACCTAAAAAAACTCCAATGTCCTGCTTCATAATCCGACTATATATCTTATTGATTATTCTATACACTTGAAGGCGTAATTACAAAACAAGTTACTGTCTAAAAGTAATTACTATTTTAATCTGGGCATGCAGATTATTTGATTCCCTCTAGTTTATTAGAATGTTAATCTTAAATCATTTTTTTTCTAAAAAATTTTCATGATAATTCTTAAAAATCTTTTCAATAATATATGGAAGGGAACTTATTTGATTATATATTTTTATCAACATTGTACTTCATGTTTCTTTTAATATGGCTTGTTATATTGGGAATAGGTAAATTTGCGCCGAAATATCTTGACCCAGTACGTTCATTTTTAACTTTATATATTGGTGGGCTTTTGTTTGTAAGATATAATCCATTAACCTATAAAGATAGAAACTTTCGAGAATTTGATAGAAGGTTAATATTTACTTGTTCAATTTTTTTGCTATTTTCAACAGCTTTAATTAGTGGTATTAGAAAAAGAATAGAGAAAAAGGCGGGTCCTATAGTTCAAGATAATATTTCAGAAATAAAAGATAATATTGGTATAAAATCTTAATTATTGTCTAATTTACTGTGCATTAATCGAATAATATGAATGTCACTCATATGACAATCGGGATACTTTGGAAAATCTTTATTTTGTTTTTGATTTTTTGTAGCATTTATTTTGTGAAAATGAATAAAAGAGAAAGAGTCTTTAGTTAGTGTAGGTCTATTAAAAAAAAACCCAAGGGGTGTTATAGAAAATATATATAACATATTTATAGAAGAACCGTTTTGTTCTTAATTAAAACTTGATTCAATATATTTTTCTAACATATTATCAATCAAATTCTGTTTATTCAAAAATTTACCATCACTTTCAATTGATAAACCATTTTCTTTGACATTATTACGTAAATCATTGATATTCATCTTATTAAGTTCTCTAATTTTTTTTGAAGCACCTTTATTATAAGCAAGTTCAATTCTTTTTGTACGATCTTCATATATATCCATTTTTTTAGATAAAATATCTTTAATGTTTATAGAGCCTTTTTCTTCTGAATTTAAAATAGACCCGACTTCACCAGAATGTTCCCAAAGACAAATAGTATCTCTTTCATTACAAATTTTAGAACACCATTCATAACCAATTTCTCGCATTACAAGTATATTTTTGTTGATAATACTGCTATATATATGTAATCCAGCTGGTAGTGTATTCTTAAATAAGGATGAATATATTGTAGCTTTTTTTGAACCATATAAACGATATACAGATGCATCATATATTCTAGGAAATCGATTAGATGCGTTATTGATCAATTCATTAACTGCTTTTTCCTTAGTATTCTCAGAATATACTGTATATAACGGGTCATTTGCTGATAAAATAGCATGAATCCATCTTTGTTCACCTTTATGAGTAATTGAAAAAAATTGATCTGTTTTATATTCAGAGGGAAAGAAATTTGGAGTTGGAAATTGAGTTTTAATTTTGTTCGATTCTAAATTTTTGAACCATTCGTCAACAGTTGGTTCACATTCTACAATATTCTCTACATTTTCAAGAGCAATTGGTAAACAAGTATTTCTTGGAATATTGGGAGATTGCATCCATTTAGCATAAGGATTCATTAAAGCTGAAGACATTTCTAATGATTCTCGACCTTGATTAAAATAGTTATATAACATTGTCGGGAGTGGCATGGTATCTACTACTTTAATATATAAAGGTATACTTAAGTAAGTTATTTTTAAGATTGTTAGTTTTTATATATATGTATATATATAATGGCACAACAATTTAGAAGTTCTAAATATACTCGCCGCAAACCAAAAGTTGGTGGTGGTTTGTTACCATCATTTTTGACCGGCAAAAAGAGTCCAAAAGAAACTGCATGGAAAAAACACATAGAGAGTCGTTCTCCTTTTATGAATAACTTAAAAAATATGATTGAAAAGAGAACCAAAACTTGTGGGGATAAAGATTCAAAAAAAACAAAAACCGTAATTAGTCGTTTAAAAAAATCAATGAAACGTAGTGAAGTAAATAAATTCGTAAAAGAATTGAAAGAACTTGACGAAGTAATAAAAAAATGGGATAAACGTGTAATTACATATGCTGTTGATTTAGGAAAGAAATGCGGCATGTTTGAGGTTATACCACAAGATTCTGATATTAGAGTATTCATTTCACAACGTATACAATATGAACAAAAAAACGACCCAGAACTTTTTGTATATGATGTTGTTCCTGTACGAAAACCGGGTACTGGAACTGGGGTTGAAAGAGATAGTTATGGTAGATTCACAAGAAGAGTTGGCTCAGATTTAACTAGAACTGATAGAGATGACATACGTAGAGCTATGAATAGACGTATAATACAAACAAGAGCAGATAAACGTTCTGATGAAATAAGGTTTGGAAATAGAGGTTATGATAAAAAGAAATTAACTTCTTGGGATCAAGATTGGTTTGAAAATCTAACAAGCAAATACGATATTGATAATATTCCTGCTGAAAAACGAGATGCGCTAAGGAGGATGCCTTCTGACAAGAGAAATGATCCCCGTTATTATCCAGATGGTAAAGGTTATGATTATGATAGAAGCCGTTTTGTTGATCCTTTAAGAAGAGAAACCAGAAGAAGAAGAACTATTGGCAAGACTGATCCAGTAGATGCCGCAAGAGCAAGAGCAAGAGCTATGGCCGCTGCAAGAGCGACTGCTGCGGCTGATAGAATTACAAGAGAAACCAGAGATAGTGGAGTTGCTGTATCACCAGGTGTAAGTAGAACTGATCCAGTAGATGCCGCAAGAGCAAGAGCAAGAGCTATGGCCGCTGCAAGAGCGAGCGCCGCGGCTGATAGAATTACTCGCGAAACTAGAGATGGTAGTGTTGGTACATCACCCCGTGTAAGGTTTGCAGATGACCCATTAGATGATGCAAGAGCAAGAGCTATGGCCGCTGCAAGAGCCTCTGCAGAGGCGGATAGAATTACTCGCGCGACCAGAGATTCTGCAACTGAAGCTCCAGAATATTTTCCAGGATCAACACCCGATGTTTTACCACCATCACCTGAAAGAAAAAAAAAAGGTATTTTTGCGAAAACTATGGATGTAATCGGATCAGCAGGAGACTATTTAATGGGTACAAAAACTAATCAAGAAGGAGCAACACAAACTGAGACAGAAATGAAAGAAGTCAAAGTAACACGAGATACCGGTACAGATTATGAATCATTATTATCAGATGCACAAACTCAAGCAGAACCTACAACAAAAGATAGTCAAGTTGGAACTGAAGTTGAAATGGCAGACGCGCAAAATCAAGCAATGCCAAATAGTGTAGACATATCTGTTGGAACTGATATTACAGGTGAGTTACCAACTGAAAAAGAACAGTCGTTTGCACAAACACAAGCACATAAGCTAGCCGGTATGTTTGAGGCAACTCAATCTATAAATGCAAAACAAGAAAGAGCTGTCGCAAGAGAAGCGGCAATACAGGCAGACAACAATGCCGACGCAAATGCTGGACAGTTCCAAACAGGAAATACTTTTGTTGATGAAGACCTAGAAGAAAAAAGAAAACAAACCCAAACACAACAACGTGAAAGAAGAGCAAGAAGACGGGAGAGACGTTTGCTTAGAACATCCAGTACCCCAAGAGTTGTACCAGACTCTTATGCTGAAGGAGAATCATCTGATACAAATTACCATACACCAGATGAGGATTTTGATCCCGATGCTTTATCTATAGGATCAGATAAAACTCCTGAATTATTGACTGTTGGCCAAATATCACAAGAAGATAATCAAAGACAATCAAACCAACAAGCAATGCCTCCATTGGGTCCTGAAGAAAGAATACCTATTCCTCCTTCACCACTTGAAGTCCCTCCTTTTTCAAGATTGGCTACATCTGATGAACAACCGACTCGTCAAGAAGGTCCAGAATCAACATCTGATTCACTTGGTCTTGGACAAGATATGCCAGATAGATTAGCTCATGAAAATCCAACATTATTTACTCAAACAGAAGAAGAACAACCATCGTTTTTCAGACAAAGGCCACCTCCTCCCCCTAGAAGAATTCTAAGATCTGAAAATCAAAAATTATTAGAACAAAGACAATCAGAAGCGGTACCTGAAACTGATCCTACAAGTCAGAGCTAAGATTTAAACATTTTCAAATATATTGTCTAATTTTAAAGGTTTAAAATCTTTTTTAATATTCTTTGTACGTTCTTTACATTGTGTATATAACGCCATACACGCGTTTCTTTTTAAAACTGGATCTTCAATATTAGGACATTCAATAGTATGTTCTTCTCCAATTGGAGGACAATCCATATTTTGTGCATTTGATATAACATTTTCATTCGAAGTCATGCTTTCAAATATATTATTGCAAAAAGTACAGAATATAGTTATGAATACTATAAACAGTAATATTACATAGTATAGGTTATTCATTAACTATTGAATTATAAAAATGATTAGTAAATAATTTTTTGACTTAAAATAGAGGAGAACTTAATATGGGGGCATGGGATTTAACTTATGACTGTAAAGCAACAATATTTACAGATGTTGTTGAATATTATGATAAATTAGTTGAAAAACAGGAGAAATCTGGATATGACCGCGACGATCCATATTGTGCAAATATTACTTCATTTCATGGTATAAAACTGTTGGAAGGCTTTGCGAAAAATAGAGAGGAAGCTTTAGAAGAGGTATTAAATAAGGGTGAAAAATGGGGGGCAGCTGTTACTAAGTTTTACTATCCTGAAGGATTTGAAGAATATGCTGATAAATCTTACATTAAAAAGAGAGTAAACCAAATAACTAAACTTCACACAAAATTGAAGAATGAACATGATAAAATTGCTCAATATGTTCAAAGCACTTATGACAAGGTACAATCAAAAGAAAATACAAAATTTATGAGTTGTATTTCATGTAAGTCTAAAATATCTAAAGGATATATGCGTAAATGTATTGGAACAACATCATATGGCGATGGATTTACAACATATTACAATAAATGTATTGTATGTAACAATGACTTTATAAAACCAAAAGAAGAAAAATATAATAAGCTTAAAGAAGAATATGGTAATGTTTCTCATGTATATGAGGTAGTATTTGGGGGTATGGTTGCTTCATAAAGTGTTTTACATCCAGGCTAATTCATCAAATGTATTATCAATTATGTATTCTTCGTTGCGAAGGGCTTGTGCTGCATCTGCGTCGCTAAGGACTCTGGCGGCATCTGCGTCTAGTTTTCCTTGGAGGTCCTTCGCCATTTGCAAATCTGCATCATCTTTTTGTTCAATAGATCCAGTATCACCTCTCTCTTTTGGTTCAGCATCTTCAGATGCGTCGTTAGTTGCGTTTAGCGCCATTTTTGTAGCGTCTTGTTTGAAATCACTATCTTTTGTAGTAGAATCAGTATTTTGTTCATCAAAATTGGCATATACATCTTTCATCCATTTTAATAAATTTTGTTTTCTTATCAAATCGTCTGAATAATATGTTAAGTTTGTTTCAACAACGTTTTCATTATTTTTAGGTAAAAAATCATTACGAACAAATAATCCATGTACAACATGCCCCTTTTTTTGAACTGTCCCGAAAAAAGAGGACATAGTTGAATTTAAGTTATTAGGAATAATATTTTCTAAAAGCTCGTCGTTTTCTGTTTTTCCTTTATTAAACTTTCGCCATATTTGTGAAGTGATTCGTGCATAACAAATATAATGACTAACACCCGTTGTTCTATTTTGATTATTTGGTAAATATGGGACTGCTGACATAATAAAGCCAATACAAGTATATCCTGTGGTACTTGCTTTAATAATAGCGTTAGTATTTCCTTTCAAAAATTCACATAATTCTTTTTTTGATGAAACAACCCAATTGGTTTCACCAATTAATTTTTTCCAATCTTTTCTTTGTAAATTAGAGTCTTCATTGGTAGCATTTGGTGGGAGAGCTGCATCAGTTCTTTCAAATACTGATAAAAAAAGATTGAAAGCATCAAATGCGGGACCTTGTTGTCCATATTGAATATTATCTTCTTTAGATTCTCCTTGATTGTAAAAGTTAAAATGATCATAAAATACCTTATAAAGCTCACTATTCCATATCTTTGTGTTCCAATTAAAATCAAACTCCCAAATATCATAAGCAAATACATATAAATTTTCATATTTAGCAAGTTCTGTTTTATTGGGATTCTCAAGTTCATATTGTTTTACAAAATCAATAGATGGGTCAACAGTACCGTCTATCTGTTTTGCTTCAGGATATATATGTTCTAAATTATTAATACGTGAAAAAAATATATCTGTAACATACTTGTTACACATAAACAAATATAATACTGTATTCATCCAACAGAACTCGGCTCCATTATTATTTCTAGCCCATACATTTTGTAATTTAGTTATTTTACCGTATGCATCGGGAAGGGTAAAAACTTCTACGTTTTCGTGTAGTTCTCTTGGAGATGCTGGTCCAACCATATCGGCAATATTGTCATCCAATATACAATCACTATTGGAAGTTCCTCCTTTCAAAGTTTTTCTGGAACTTTTGACAGTACGTTTTCTTGTTTTCATTATTAATAAATGAAATTATAAATAATATTTCTATTTTTTCAACAACCATTGTCTTACATGACCGGGTACGGGAACATCCTCTTTAACACATGGAAATATTGAAAAAATATCAGATCGAATATTACTAAGATAGTCTAGCACATATGGTTCACCAGTTAACATCATTTTTGATGGTGTATATGAAATATCTATATCAACAACAAGTAAATGACCACCATCTGCCAAATTTTCCTTAGCATTTTTTAAAATTTTTAGACGCCCGTTTTGTGGTATTTCATGAAATGCGAACATAATTGTTATTAAATCTGCTCGTTTTGGAAGCCTTACATTTTCAATATCTCCAAGTAGAAATTTAGCATTACATATTGAGGATTTTCTGGCAACTTCTAACATTTCTTCAGAAGTATCAAATGCACTAATTGTGGCATTTTTAAAAGTTTTAAATAGTGCATCAGTAGACATACCGGTCCCGCAAGCCCAATCTGAAATAGTTTCAATTTTCAAATTTTTTAAAGTGGTTGCAATAATTTCACGAATATCTTCTCCCTCATATGCGGCATTGTCTATAACTTTAGTAATTGGTCTTGCTAAACTGGCATGAAATTTTCCTCCTAATCCGACATTTCCAAAATTATGAATTCTGGGGTCATAAGGGTATTTATAAGGGGTATAACTTAAAGAATTGATGGTATTAAAATAAATCGAGCAATACAAAAGATTTACTTTCATGATACAATGAATATTAATTTATTTTTATATTCATAGTTTATCTTTTAAAAAGAGTTTTTAATTTTTACAAAAACTATTAATAACATGTTTCACCAGCAAAGAAATCATCTTCGTCATTAGCAGTACCTGTTGCTGTTATTTCGAAATCTCCGGATGGAGGATTAATTGATAAATTGTACATATCCAAAACACTTTTTAAAGATAACTCTGTATTAAAATATCTAAAATTAGACATATGCCCTTTTATTGGTTCTCCTTTAAAATATTTTAAAGGTAAAATATTTTCAATATTCGTATCAAAAACATTACCTTTCAATATTTTGGTAACATTCAATTTGCCATCTAAGTATGCATCGACCCTATTTTTTGATACAACTATACCGACATGAAAATATTTAGCCAAAGGAAAATATTTCAAATTGACTCTTTCTATAACTCTCTTTTTTGTTTTAGCTTCTTGTGCATTTGTTGGATTCATAATTATTTTACAATTAATAGGATCTACATCATCAACATCATTTCTAAAACGTTTTGTATTAACATCTATGTACATATCATTCTTGTGGGGATCAATTGCAATACTTAGAATATCACCTTCGCTTAAGTTTCCAAAATGTCCATTACCATGTGTAAATATTTCTCTTGGCTTTGCATCTTTATTATGAATCCATTTTTCAATATCTATATTCATGGTATAAGAAAATCCAGGTGAATCACCGTGTATTATTGTTCTAACTTCAGTTTCGACATGTGGATTCGACATAGAACGTCTTTTATTACCCCATAATTGAACACTTGCTTTTCTTGCGATAGCAAAGCGTTTCTTATGAATGTACCATATTACAAAGACTATTACTGAAAATACAACACATAAAAATCCAATTAATAGCAAATTTTTTTTTTCCATTACATATATTTATATTTAATATTTGTGTATAATTATAATATAAATTGAAAGATAATTTAAATACGATTAAGAAAAACTCGTATAATTATATATTTAAACATGAAAGAAGATATTGATATATTGTTTAAAAATTGGAGAAATATACCAATTGTAAGTAGTCAACTATTTATGCAAGATTTTCCTTACTTAACATCTCCATGGGATCATTGGAATAAGGTCGTTGATGTTCTAAAAAATTCTCAAGATTCTCAAATACATATTGATGAAAATGATGAAAATCCTGAAAATCATGAAAATGATGAAAATGATGAAAATCCTGAAAATCATGAAAATGATGAAAATGATGAAAATGATGAAAATGTGGATAATAAATCCGATTCTTCTGAAAAAAAAGAAAACCAGAATGACAATCAGAATGACAATCAGAATGACAATCAGAATGACAATCAGAATGACAATCAGAATGTTGATTGGGTTCAAAGTGATGACGAATTATAAAAATAATAATAAATGGCTTCTTCAGAAGTATGTATTACTATAGATGAGGACGATTCTTTAGTATTACAAAATTTGGAAGGAGAAGAAGTTATAAAAAGATTAAAAACACAAGAATTAGGTCTTATATATATAAGAGATGCTTTATCATTTTATCATCAAAATCTGAGATGGTGGCATGACTTATACAATAAATTAATTATTGGTATTTCAATCTTTACCACTGCCTTTGAAAGTATAAAAACAGAGTTTAGATGGGAAGAAGAAAATGTTGTATTTATAACTCGTGCTTCTATATTACTACCTATTTTAACAACAACCTCAATTGCATTAATATCTGCATGGATGCAATATCAAAAACATGTTGATAAGATGGAAGATACTACTAAATCGATTGAAAAATGTCATTATGCAATTAACAAACAAAGAATAGCTGTAGAATCTTTAGAAATAGGTATATGCGATTCTTCTAACAATGAAATAAACTATTTAGAGTTAAAAAAAATATTAGAGCCCGGAGCAAAAAGCTTTAGAGAAGCTTTATCAATGTCTGAAATGCTGTGGCTTTCAAAAGTTAATCCCGTTATTAAAAAGAAATATTTGAATCTAAGTGATGATATTCACCGCATATTTGAAGAAGCTGATAATGAAAAAACAATTAAATCAAAAAAAGACCAGCATTTAGATCAAGAAATAATTAAACTAATAAAACATAGTTTTAAAGCAGATTCTCATGATAAAAAATATTGGTTTTCTGCTTTATGTAATTTATGTAATTTATGTTCAAAACAAGAATGTGATTCAAACAGCACTTTGTAAATAAAATATCTGTAATAATATATTATGTCAAAAAACAGCGATTCTGAATATGAATTAGACGAATCTAATGTAGAATCTCAAGAATCTTTAATAGATGATGCTATGGAAGAAGAACCTGTTGTATCTCCTCCACCACCTTCAAGTGAAAAACTTGAAGAACAAGCCAGAAAAGAAGAAAAAAAACGTGTTGCGGCTCAGAAAAGAGCTATAATGGAAGCAAATCAACTTAAGCTTGATAAATTACCTAAAAAATCAAAACCCGTTTCAAGAAGAAACTTAGATCCAGAAAAAGAGGCTGAGAAAACGGGAGCTAAGAATCTTAACGACGACGAGGATGCGGAGTTAGAAAGTGCCATGAAACTTGAAGCCGAATGTGTGGGTTTAGTAGGAGAAGCAAGAGCAAGATGTGCCGAAATTAGGGAAAAGAGAGAAGAAACCCGCAATCAAGGACATAGGGTTGACTGGGCGACAGATTTGATGAATACAAACACATATGCTTTAGAAATTAAACAATACAAATCTTTAGAAGAGGCTTTAAATTCTAACATTGATGAAAAAATGACAGCAGCGGCCAACTTCCCGAAGACTTTGGGTCCGGCGGCGGCTATAGCCAAAACTGACGATGGAAAAATAACGATTTATCAAATTAGTGAAGAAGCTTTTAATAGATTCGCGCCAGAGGCGAGAAAAGTTCTTGCGAATTATGTAGAACGTGCTGCTGTATATGAAAGATCTGTACCAAAAGTTAATGTAGGAGCAGTATATACAAAACTCAGCGGACCAATAGATTTGAGAAAGGGTCGGATTTTATCTCGTTACTTTCCAATTATAATAAAGTTAGACGGGCCCAAACAGATGGCCCTGGTCCAAAAAGCTGCGGAAACTACACTCCATGTTGTAAAAAGAGGTAGGGAGGAAACAACTCCTGATGAGCTTGGAGATTTATTGTCAGGTTATAATGTAGATAGTCAACAAGACGAAGATGAGAGAAAATCAAGTAAAAAAGGTAGAACTATTACTCCAAGAGAAGAACTCGAAGAAGAATTTAAAGCTCCAACAGAAAGCTTTAACTTCGCACCTGCATCAGTACCACCATCTGCAGAAGCAAAAGAAGAAGAATCAAAACCATTTTCTTTTAGTGCTTCGAGTTTCTCTCTTGGGAAAAAAGATGGTGGTAAAAAATATAAAAAATCTAAAAAAACCAAAAAAATGAAAAGATTGGTTAGAAAGCCAAGAAAATAAATCAAATTAGTTAGAATATTTCCATGAAAGAGTCTTTTTAGGTCTATTCCTTCTGTTTGACCCACCAAATAAGCCAAAAAATTGTTTAGCTTTTTTGGGCTGATATGGCTCACCAGATTTATATTTTTTTTCATACGTTTTTTGAATTATTTGTTCGTTTTTTATATCTTGTAATTCACCAGCCAAGCGACGCATCTCAGAATACATTTGCGGAAGAGTTTTTTCAATTTGGGTCATTCTTGATTCAATTATTGGAAGAGCTTCTCCAATTTGGGTCATTCTTTCGTGCATACTTCTAATTAAAGATACTAAAGAGTCCTCAAATGATTCTTCATTGTTATTAACAGGTAATTCTTGGTCTAAATTGTCTTCGTCTCTCTCAATTGAATTTGTAGGTTCATATATATCAGAAGATGCAGAGTCTCCCCCTTGTTTCATCATAAGTTGTTGCATTAATATAGGATCCATGTATATATATATATATGGATATGAAAAAAAAAATGATTTCAAAAATGGTTTAGACATAGATATATTAAATATTAAGAGAAACTGAAAGAAAAGAAAAAAGGACACCACACGACCATCATGTCTTACTATTCATCATACGTTATGGATCATGTTATTGGTTTAGACATGGTAAAGGAAGTGAATAATTATATGATTCATCCTTTTACAGAATCAAGAAATATTAGGGCTGATGAAATGTATTCGGCGATTCAGAATATAAAGCAAGAATATTTGTATGATTTAAATGAAGTCGCAAATAAAATATCTCGAGCAGCGTGTTATTCTATTGAAGATAGACATGAAATAGCCGAACAGCTTGGAGATCTTTACTTTGAAATGAATAGTTTTGTTGACTATGATGAGGATGGGAACGAGAAATTTGATAAATACAAATTAATGAGGTTTAAACCAAGAGTCAATAAATCGGAGCTATATTTACAAATAGAAAATCGTGAGAATCAACAACTATTAAAATATATGAGAAATATTACTGGTCTCACTACAATTGAAGCATAAAAAGTAAAAACAAAAACAAAAAATAAAAAAGTCAAAAAAATATAAAATTTTTTTTATTGGAAAACTTCTCCAACCAATTTATTATCTTTACCAAGTAATTTGCCATCAACAAGAGTGTATATTGCTCCCTTTTGAGTCTTAATTTTGATTTCTTTATTTGCGACTTCATTTAAATCATCCAATGTATCGGTTTGTGTTTCTTTAGGTACAAGTTCAGTCAAAGCGTCAAGTTTTGAATTCAATTTTTCATTTGTATTCGTTAAAGATTCCAATTTTTCATGTAAATAAATGTTCTTCTTTTCAAATTCTTCTGCGGCATTTTTCCATCTTTTAGCATAAGAAACCTTAAGAAAGTCATCCATTTCACACTTTTGCTTTTCATTAATATCATTCAAAATTTCAATTTGTTTATTTTTTTCTGATAAAATAGTATCATGATTGGAAATTTGTTTATTTGTTCTTTGTTCATAATCATTAATAGTTGTTAATATAGAATCGAATAGATTTTTAATTTGAGTTTCCATTTTAGAGATTCCTTTAAATATTAACTCAAAAAATATACTTAAATTATATTTTATGGAACATTTTCTTGTATAGAAACAAAAGTTTTTAGATGTTTATATGCGAACTCCTTATATTTATTATATTCTTCTTGACTAATATTCAACTTTTGAAATATTTCATCATAATTTTTTTCAATATTAACTAATTCTTCTTGTTTTTTAATTGATAAAATGCCATTATATTCTGTTTTACCTAAATAATCTATACCCTTTTTCCAAATTCCAACAAAATAGTTTCCAGGTATATTTTCATCGATATTTGGAAGAGCAATTTTAATTTGTGCGGGTGTTAATCTATAAAATAAAAATAAACAAATTTCATCATCTTCTTTATCTTTAAAAAGAAAAATCCCCTTTGTCTCTTGATGTTGGTTTTGTTCTTGCTGTTGTTGTTTACTCATTATTTAGTAAATAAATATCTTTTTTGAAAATAAAAACGCACACACTATACCGAAAAGAGCAGCCAAATAATTACAAATTCCTAAAAGTAGATTAAGTAAAATTGCTGAAAATGTCATTGATTTTTTCAAATAACCATGTTTTGTAGTTATATTATATCCTCTATTTCTATAATAATTCCGAACTCCATTACCAGATATAACACAAATATTTCTATAACCATTAATGATAGCATAAAATTCAGCATCTTTTAATAATTTAGTTCCAAATCCCTTGTGTTGTGAGCCTTTTAATTGTCCAACTCCGGATAGGTCCCCATAAACATGTAATTCCCGGATTAAAGCACAATCTACAAGTTCAGAAAATATTGAAAATGGTTTGTTATTAAAAGTTGGAGGTATTCTTAGTCTAATGAATCCATATAAAATGGATTCGTCAAATGATTCATAACTAATGAAAATTTCAGTACCGTTGTTTGATATATATTTTCTAACTTTTCGATAAGCTTTTCCAATTTTTCGCCCTTTAACTTCTCGACATCTAATACACTTACACTTACATAATTTTGATAATGATTGTCTCATATTAGGTTGTGAACATCCTCCCGAAATATAGCTAATTGGTATATCTCTAATGACTCTATTAAGTCTAACCCAGGGGTGTATTCTTTTTTTCATATAAATAATAACTTGTTTTAGCTTTTCATCTGAATAGGGTACATATTTACCATTTTTATACATGGTTTCGTATACAGACCAAGGAACTACAGATACCGGATAGATTTTGATTTGATCTGCTTGTAATTCAGGATCATACAAAATTTTGTCAAACATTTCTATATCTTTTTCTGGACTGCTACCTAATAAATTAGGCATTAAATGAATATCTACTTTGAAGCAATTGTCTTTTAATAAAGATATGGCTTTAATAGTATGAATAAGTTTGTGTCCTCTATTAGACATTTTAAGTATATTATCGTTTGTATGTTGTAATCCCATTTGTATTCTTGTACATCCAAAAGATCTAAATTTTGCAATTTCATCAATATTAATTGTATCTGGGCGAGTTTCTAATGTTAATCCAATAACTTTAATTTTAGATGTTTCATTTAATAACATTTCGGTTTCTAATGGGAAACGTTCTTTTCTATTTGAATATATAGAATTATTAGCAGCAAAATAAATATCCCTAATAAACTCCTTTTGGTATTCAGATGGATATTCACTGAAAGTGCCTCCTAAAACAAGAACTTCTAATTTGTCGATAGTATGTCCCATACGTAAATATTGGTGTATTCTTAAATTCACTTGTTCTACACAATCATAATTAACAGTACATGCACGTGCAACTCCAGGTTCTTTAGCTAAATAAGAGCGTGGTTGAGGTATCCAACCATTTTCTTCTCTAGCAGGTTCGCTTGGACAATAATAACAATTATGTTTACATGAAAACATTTGTTTTTTTCTTAATCCTGTAATTGAATCTGTATATTCGGGGAAAGCGTGTGTAAATACGGTAACAACTAAAACACCCGATTGGCTACGCATAGCTCTTTTGAGTATAATCTTGTAAAATTTAGGATCATTAAGATTAAGTTTTTTATAACTAGCAACTAAGTCGGCCTTTCGAAATTGAATTTTATAAAACTTTTGGAACTCTCTCATTTTAGTTTCAAGTTTTTTCCAAGTATAAATTTTAGATTTAACAGCATTTAATGTAAAATCATCTATAATTGGAATTAGTTTTTCGTCATCATAAGATATTGTGTGAAGCTTATTTTCGAATGAAAATTGTGAGCAAGATTTTGATAAATCTTCAATATCAACCATATTTTACTTTTTGCTTAAATGTAGTTTTATGTTTTGATTTTATGTTTATGAATCATTTTTAATATATAAAAATGATTATAACTTAAATTGAAATCATAGTATTAGATATAATGGATAAAAATTTGTCATCAATATGCAGACAAGAAATTGATACAACAAGAATTGGTTTTAATTCTGCAGAATTTGAATCAAATATACAAGATGATTCAAATTTTACAAACTCAATTGATAATATGGCAATTCAAAAAATAAAAGAAGAAATAGAGGGTAGATGTATTGGTAATGGTTATGTAATTCCAAACACAGTAAAATTAATAAATAGGAGTAATATTACGTTTCCTTTGGAAGCATTACAATTGAATTATTCAATGCAAGTAAATTATGAATTTACTTTATGCAATCCGAATCCGGGTGTAAAATTGGAATGTAAAGTAGTAACAAAGAATCAGATAGGTATTTTAGGAAGACTTACTAATGAAAAGTCTCCTTTAGTAATAATAGTTCCTCGGGATTTATGTAATAATCAGAAAAAGATGGAAATATTGAATAAATCAAATAAAGGTGATAAAATTAATATAGTTGTAGTTGGTAAAAAATTCGAACAAAATGATAAAAAAATCACTGTAATAGCAGAAATTTCTGAGTAGAAATAACATTTAAGGACAATTTGATAATATAATATAATTATAAATATAGACAATGTCCAATTTTAATGTAAAAGCAATCAAACCAAATTCAAGTTCAAGTTCAAAAATGAAAAGATATACTCTATTTCCCATAGAACATGCGGATGTATGGAGTATGTACAAGGCACAAGTTGCGGCATTTTGGACAGCTGAAGAAATTGATTTAGCAAAAGATGTTGTAGATTGGCAAAAATTAAGTGAAGATGATAAACATTTTATATCAATGGTATTAGCTTTTTTTGCGGGAAGTGATGGTATAGTTCTTGAAAATTTGGTTGAGAGGTTTATGAGTGATATTGATATACCAGAAGTAAGAGCATTTTATGCATTTCAAACTGCGGCAGAAACAATTCATAGTGAAACGTATTCTTTGTTGATTGAAACACTCATAAAAGATTATGAAAAAAAGACAATATTATTTGATGCAATCAACAATTTTGAATGTATAAATAAAAAAGCATCATGGGCAACAAAATGGATTGCTGATGAAAAGTCTTCTTTTGCAGAAAGACTGGTAGCATTTGCGGCAGTAGAGGGTATATTTTTTTCAGGTGCATTTTGTTCTATATTTTGGTTAAAGAAACGTGGATTAATGCCTGGATTGTGCTTAAGTAATGAATTTATTAGTCGTGATGAAGCATTACATACGGAGTTTGCAATTTTGGTTTATCATAAATTTGCACAAAAATTAGAAATAGAGACTATTACAAAAATAATTAGAGAAGCCGTTACTATAGAAAAGGAGTTTATTTGTGATGCATTGCCATGTAATTTAATAGGTATGAATTCTCGTTCTATGTCTGATTATATTGAATTTGTGGCTGATAGATTGCTTGTACAACTGGGGTGTCCTAAATTATACAATAAAAAGAACCCGTTTGTTTTCATGGAAATGATAAGTATGGAAGGAAAAACAAATTTCTTTGAAAAACGAGTTTCAGAGTATTCAAAAGCGGGTGTAAGTGCCAAAAATCCTGTAAACAGTAATACATCTAAAGCATTTTCTATAAATGCTGAATTTTAAATGATCGAGTTTGTTTAATAGTTGTGCATCATATTATGGACTCTCATAAAGGAATAGTTATTTTTCAGAAAAATATAAAAGATATTCGGAGATGTATTTCGTTTTTAAGTAACCGAGTTTATAGGTGTAATGAAATTACAATGTCGATAATAAAGAATGTTGATAAAAATTTTGGGAGTAAAAAAATAAGTACAAATTCATATCATTTATATAAATCTAAACTGAATGATATACAGAAGTGTTTGTGTGAAACTAATAGTGGAAAATTGATACAAAGACATTTTTATGCAACTAAAGCCGAATTAAAAATAACCGACCTGTTGACTTATATAACATGTTCTGATTTGCGTATCTTGTTAAATTGGATAATGAATAACAATGGTCAGTTTATTGATTTAGATAGTCCCAAAACAAATAGTTTTAGTGAAAAACTTGATTTTGTAGAGAAATATTTTTCTCCATTTCGTTATTTGAAAGTAGAAGATGAGGAAATGGTTACGATTGAATCTCCAGAAGATCAGGTAATGATTGATTCTTCTGAAGCACATACAAGAATTACTATTTATGATTTTATAGATGATGTTCAATATAATATATTTGGAAATTTCAAAAAAGATTCAATAAAACTATGTGTAATGTATTCATTTTTTAGTGATAGATTTACTGAAATAAAAGAAGGTTTATCACATAGTACTCATATTTCGAATGATTTCAAATATGGATTTTTGGATCAAATGAGAATAGACGATATAGTTGGAAAGGAAATTACTGATATTATAAGTACTATATGTGTTGCTTTTTCGAATGCTAAAGAATACAAAGCAATGCCACTAAACATACTTGTTGCTCATTTTATGAATGGAGATGTTGAATCAAAGACGTATATGCTAACTCTTCTGTTACTTTATGAGCAAAATACACGATATGTTGCAACAGTATTATTTGATTTCCTTATGAACAGTGATAATTCTTTATCAACCGTTCATGATATATATTGCAATATGGATTGGACAATTCAAAAGAAATTTGAATATTCTTACAAAAAGACTTCAGAAATGATTACAAATATGGATCTAGGTATAGATAAAATACCATATGATAAACGTTTGCTTATTTCCAAAGCACCTGAATCTGCTAAAGCCAAAGCAGTTGATAAATTAAAAAGTGTAAATTCTTCTGAAGGTGGTGGAAAAGCTCAACAATGGTTAGATGGATTCTTAAAAATTCCTTTTGGTAAATATAAAAAACATGTTGTTATTGATAAACTTGAAAAATTCAGAGATAAAATTGGTGTAATACAAAGAAAAATGAAACATTTTGATAAATACAGAAAAGTGGCAACAATGCCTATAAAAACAAGTCATAACATTTGTGTTATAGTTTCTTGTATCAAAAAAATTAACTCTTCTATCAAAGTAGACAAATTAGACATAAAAATAATAGAAGAAATAAACGAAAAAGATTTAGATTCATCTAAATCTATTGTTGAATCACCATTAGTTGATAATAAAAGACATACAAGAATACAAAATTTAGGTAAACTAACTAAACAATTATCAACACAATCTATTGAAAAACCCTCTTTTGGTAAAAGAACAAGATATAGTGATGATAGTGATAGCTCTTTTGATGAAAAAATATCATTAGTAAATGGTTCATTGCAAAGAAGAAAATCTTATAGACCAATATCAATTGATATATTAGAGGAAGAGGAAAATAATAATGGTGTTATTAAGACTTTTTTCTCAGAAAAATCAGTTTATACAGAACTTGTTGAATTTGTAAAGAGTTGGCAATTATATGAAATTGAAAAAAGAGAATATATTGGCAGTGTAAAGGATAAATTAGACGATGCTTGTTTTGGACATGACGAAGCCAAATTACAAATACAAAGACTGGTTGGACAATGGATTAATGGAAGTAGTGATGGTACTGTTATCGGTATCCAAGGACCTCCCGGTAATGGTAAAACAACTTTAGCAAAATTTGGTATTTCAAAATGTTTATTAGATTCTGATAATAAACCAAGACCTTTTGCAATGCTAACACTTGGAGGAAGTTCAAATGCATCAACACTTGTGGGTCATAATTTTACATATGTTGGTTCTACTTGGGGAAGAATTGTAGATATACTAATTGAAAAGAATTGTATGAATCCCATTATTTACATAGATGAGGTTGATAAAGTTAGTCGTACGGAACATGGTCGTGAAATTACCGGTATATTAACTCATCTTACTGATTCTACACAAAATGACCATTTTGAAGACAGATATTTTTCAGGAATACCATTTGATTTATCCAAATCTCTTATTATTATGTCTTTTAATGACCCATCTCTTATAGATCCCATATTAAGAGATAGAATGCATATAATTAAAACAAATCCACTTTATACACCAGACAAACTACATATTATTAATAATTATGTTTTACCATCTATATTAGATACTGTTGGATTTGGTAAAGATGATATTACAATTAGTGATAAAATATCATCTTATATAATTGAAACTTATACTTTTGAAGCAGGAATTAGAAAGCTAAAAGAAATTTTATTTGACATTATTAGAGAATTTAACCTTAAATCTATAATTGAAAAGGAAAGTCAAAAATTACCACTTAAAATTACAAAAGATATTGTTAATGAGATTTTGAGAAAAAAACATAAAATTATTATAAAACCTGTTCATTCAGAACCTAAAATTGGGCTTATCAATGGATTATATGCTACTTCTACGGGTATTGGTGGACTAACAACAATTGAAGTTTTTAGAGCGTATAGTCAAACATTTTTAGATTTGATTCTTACTGGTAATCAAGGAGATGTAATGAAAGAAAGTATTAAATGTGCTAAAACAATTGCATGGAACCTTATTCCACATGATTTAAAATTGTCTTTAAATGTATTACCTGAAAAAGACAAATCTAAAGTTTTTGCTCTTCATGTACATACTCCCGAATGTGGTACACCAAAAGATGGACCATCTGCTGGAGCTGCTATTACTCTTGCTATTTTATCTCAATTAACAAGCATACCAATTAGAAATGATATTGCTATGACTGGTGAAATAGATTTGAATGGTAATGTTACTGCTATTGGTGGGCTTGAATCTAAAATTCAAGGTGCTTTACGTGCTGGAATTAAAAAGGTATTAATTCCATTAGACAATAAACAGGATTTAGACGATATTATTCGTGATGAAAGAATAAAAGAAATTAAAGACAAAAAAGTCGATTTTACAGTATTAACGGTTTCTAATATTCATCAAATGCTATCACATGTTTTAGTCAAAAATAATCTTAAATTTGTTAATTATTCTAAAACAAATAAAAATAAAAATGATTAGGTTCACACAATTATGATAAGATTAGAGCCATACTAATATGAATTTCTATATTTTCCTAGTCTTTACATTTTGTGAAGCACTTTATTACAAAAACTTTTATTATAAAAAACCAGTTAATTATGATTTAAACACGGTTAATAACTGGAATAAAAACAATTATGATGATTATTTTGAAGAAGTATATGGTGAGTTTGAAGAATATTATGAAAGACTTGACAAATATTATTCAAAAATTAAAGACAAAGTTTCAACTGAAAAACAAAACTTTGAAGATATGTATATGAGAGATGAAATCACTTTGATTGAGTACAAATACCTCAAAGACTCTTTCAATAGCCCAAAAGAAAAAAGAAAACCTTTTCTGAAATTTGGTAAAATTATTGTAAGATAATATATAAACACTATTAATATTGGTTGTCATTATTTAAAGGATCCCCATCGGCAAATACATATGATATTGTGCCTATTAAGACTATTGTTAAACCTGGAAATACTACATCAAATATACTGACCATATATTATGGTTTTTATTTATAAATACCAACTATATCATTTATATTAATTCTTTTACTATATGTGTCATAAGAGAAAGGACCCCATGATTCTTTATTAAAAAATATATATTTCACAAATTCAAAAGGATCCTTTTTTTCTTCATTTTTTATTTGTTGTGATTTAGTTTTTTCCATAATACAATATTTAATAATTAAATACACGTTATGTATTTAATTATTAAATAGGTTTAAACATTTCTTCCTTTTCTTTGCTTTCCTTTTCTTTGCTTTCAATTTCTTTATCAACATTTGGATTTAATGTTTTGAATTCAGCATACGAAAAAAACATACCAATAACTATACCTAAAAGCCATCCTATTCCAATATATAACATTTGTTTAGAACCGGAGTTATTACTTTTCAAAGATCCAGACACAATACCCAATAATAATAATCCCATTACACCACTTGACAACATAGAACCCGCCTTTTCAAGAATTATATTTTCCATAAGCAAATAACCAACCGCATATCCTATTACAAGTCCATGAAATGATGGATAATTATTCATAAAATGTTCTCCACCACTTGAAGGAGTGAATATTAAACCTACTATTACTGTAAAAATTGCACCAAATAAATAAATACCTCTACTTTCATTCGGTGACAGAAAAAATAATGCCAACGGAATCATAATTATAGCTGTTGGCAAACTTTTCACAAAATAATCATAATTATCTACATATTGTCTTAATATTGATTGCATAGTTAATGTAAATTTTGATGGTCCATCCCAATTATCTGGTAGTGGAGGTCTTTGAGGAATTATAGAATCTGACATTATTATATAAATTATTTTTTTTTGTATCAAAGAAAGTAACAATATAAATATTATTTAGGAAACTAGTTAATCTTTGTTGTGAGGATGTGGCAGTGCTGACCAATCAAAATCCGCCTCACATTCACCTGTTGTATCATGTGGTCTATTCATTTCACGGGCTAAACTCGGGCAATTTGTTTTTCAGATCCGCCGCCGGGCCGTCGGCGCTTTTTGTAATACTAAAAACATATTTGTGAAATTGTTCAAACTTAAGCTTCTTACCATGCTCCCAGCCTAAAGGCCTTAATTTTTTTACGTGTTCTTGGCCCAGTACGTTGGGTGAGTGCTGGCGGTGTTTTTTGGCCGGTGGCTGTCCCGGTGGCGTGGCCGGTGGCGTGGCCGGTGGCGGGGCTTTTGGCGTGGCCTGTGGCTGTGCCGGTGCCGTGGCCTGTGGCTGTGCCGGTGCCGGTGCGTACGAGGTGTTCCCCGGCGCACCGTACACAACAGGAGCTGCTGTCGGCGCCGGCGCGGCCGTCGGGTCCGAGTCCTCGTCCATCGGCCGCCGCGGCGTCGGCCACGTCCCGTCGGGAGCCTTTTTTTTGGGCGGCGGTGTAGCGCCGCCGCTTTTCGCCTCATCCTGAGGCGGTAGATCTTCAGGAGGACTATGTTGAATTGATAAATATAATTTTTCAAAATATATATTCATTAGATATTCCAATATATATATATATTGATTATTACAGAACTGTTCACTATCCAATAATGTATTAGTGAAATTAGATAAATCTTTTACATTCTCAATTTCAATATTTTTTACAATGTTGTTTTTATCAAATATATTTTTTATTGCATCACTTTTTTGCTGCATATAGATGTGAAACTCTTTAAGTTTACTTGATTCAGTGGATTCATGGAATATATCGTCATCCGATATATTGTCACCAAATAAATCAGGAAAGCTGTATATATTACTATCAAAAATATCAAATGATATTTTAAAATCGGTTTCTATTGTGGTATATGGATTATGTTCCTGCTTAGTTTTGGATGCAATATGTTCGTATTGATGTCCGTCTTTAGTAAGGCCCCAACCTTCACAACCTTCAGGGTCGGGAGATAGTGGTTGTGGTTGTTGCGTCTGCGGAAATATGGGTAGCGTTGCGGGACTATCCGGTTGGGAGGCGAGCGTGCCGGGACTAACAGTTGTTGTGTCGCTCCGACGACGAGGGACGTTGTCACTTGGCGGCCTTCGGGGGAATTTTTCAATTACTGATTTGGTAGAGCCGGGGCTCTGCCCGAGGGGGCTCGGTTGGGGGGTCCTCGGTTGGGGGGTGCTCGGTTGGGGGCTCTGGCTCTGGCTTTCCGGGAGGGTTACTTCTTGCGGCCGCGGCGGGGGGACTTTATATAATTCCTCCGGCTCGCGGCCTTCAGTTTTTAGATTTTTTGAATTTAAAATGTCCAAAAATCCATTATATAAATCAGCAAAATCAGTACTCGGGTGATTTCCTTTGTCCCTATTATATTCATTATTATAGTACAATAAAATGTAATAAATTTCTAAAGCTTTATTAAAAAATTTACTTATCAAATCAAAAAAATGTATATGAAAATTATTATCAGACGAGTTGCCTCCAAATTGACTAACCATATTACTGCCTTCGGTTTGTTTACCGGGCGTCATATCAAAAAATTGATCTAATTCGTAAGCCCTGTCTGCCACAGTTTTAAGAAATTCTTGCAAGATGTTATCTTCAAGCCATGGTGGGTGACAATTTATTGCCATTTCTTGGGTTTGTTCATTTTGGTCTTTATTATTTTCCTCACTACTAAATAATTTGGATTCAATTAGTCTGTTTCTAACCTCTCTAAGATTCCTTAATGTTTCTTCTCTTTCTTTATGTTTTTTTGTGGCTTTTAGATTTCCAGTTTTATTTGCTCGTCTCATATGTTTACATTGATAATCGCCCAAAACTTTTTTATGATTATCCCAGCAATTTTTTGCGTACATTTTTACTGCGCCCTGAGTCACAAAATATTTATTGACTATTTTTTGTACATCAAATAATATGTAACCCCCTATATCATCAACGCTCTTCGGCAAAACATAATCAAGCTTTACGTAATTAATGTTTTCTCCCTCATTAGTTGCCTCTTTCTCATCTATTACAAACTTTGTATTCAAAGAATTATTCAATTGTATTAAAGTCAGATCTTGAGCTAATATTCGCTTTAATTTTATATATTCGTCATACGCCCTTTCCTTTAATATCAAGGGACTATGATTATCTTTTATATCACCCTCTTGTCCCGAATATTTTTTTAATAATTGTAGTCTGTCCAATATAGCAAGAACTACTTTTAAATATTTCTGTGTTTTGGGTGCTGAAAAATCATTTTTTTGACAAACTCGATAATAAAATCCTATAACTGGATTATTCGTTTTTTTCTCCTCGGGCAGATCCGGGGGTCCTGAACTAACCATGCTCTGAACCGCCACGTCGTTATTAAACATACTCAGAGGGTGATCCTTTGCACTTAAAAGATAATTTAGATCTTTTCTAATATCCATTATGCAAACATCAGTTTTAAGTAGTTTTTCCAAGATTGGTATATACTCATAGTTAAAAGTTGAATAGAATTCTTTACTATCAATTTCAAGAAATTTTGTTAAATTTTTTGTATAATCAGATATAACATCTGATATTGAAGCATTATTGGGTATAACAACCGTCGTAGTCTGAGTATCCGTATTAAGCGTTAATATATCATTTAAATTTACCTTTTTTGGTGTTTTTTTCATAGGGGGTGGAAGATTTTTATATCTGGCGTCGCCCTCGGGCATGTTTGCGAAATTAGTATAATAATCAATATGATCAATGTTTACAAGAAGGTCCCCTATTCCTTGTTCATAATCTTTTATTACTGTACCAATAAGTTCTTTTTCTTTTACTTCGTCAAGGTCATTAATGAATCTTTTGGTTATTCTTAATATATCCCCCATTTTATACCTATTATCGCCTTTTTTAGAAAATTTTTTTGCTAGTTTTTGAATTGGTACACTATTCTCATTACTTGGAACCGACGTATCCCGCTGCGGGACGTCTTCAGGGACATGCGCGTCGTCGTCCGAATTGGGCATACCTATTCTAGTTTCCAGTCGCCCCAGCGCATCATCCATCGTTCTGCGCACCTCGGCATCCGCTATGTCCATGTTATCTTGACCAGTTATATATATAGTATAAGGGCTATTGGCGAAAACGCCCCCTTCAGTAAATTCAGAAACAAATCCACAGCCTATATTTACTTGCATTCTGCCCCAATTATCATCTTGACTATCCCAATATTCCCATGTATAACCGTTCGGTGTAAATGCAAAATTTTTAATAAAGTCATTTAGAATCTGGCTTTTTTCAGTTATTTCTTTAGGGTCAGGGTTATTTTTGTCCATTTCTGTAGAATACCTTCCATTCCTAATTTTTACAGTGGCTTTATATTCACGTTTTAGAACATTTTCCTCATTATTTACAATATAAATATAAAAAACGGTATTTAATACAGAAATATTTCCGCCTTCATACGCTAAATAATCCCATAATAATGTATATACAAAATTTGCAGAAATAATGTCAACTAAATTAGTAAAAGACATATTTGGTGCATAAAGTAATAAGCGTGATGATTTATAAGTGGAAAAAGGCTTAACAATAGATTGATCGTTCGATGAATCGGTAAAAATAAGATCATGTTGTGCTTGGAGCTTAAAAAGTCCATTTAAATTTTCTTTTACGACAGATACTTGTAATGGTCTATCAAGAGTTAATAAAATATGGTCTCTTAAATCACCGCTTTTTTTAATAAGTTTACTGATTACAATATGTGAGCGATCGCCCATAAATTTTAACATTCTTAACATAAAAACAGCATTATCTAAATAAGGGAAGAAATCTTTCCTGGGTCGTCCTTTGGCAAAAGTCCAATATCCAAAATATATATTTATTAGACTTGTTATAGTAAAATCAGCATTTAAAACAGTACCTTCTCCACTACGACTTTGAATATTACTGGATAAAAATTTGGCATTTCCGGAAAAGTCTGGATTCTTAGATAATAAAGATTTAATACCTTTAGCAATTGCAGATTGACTTACTAAAAAAGTATTACTACCTTGCATTTTGTTGTTTTTTTGATATATATATCTGTCATAATCCCCATCAGTTATGTATTTTTCTGTATTAAAAAGATGTAAAAACACATCAGATATATGTTCCAAAAGTGTAGTCCTACTGTTATTCCTATCTGATGAGGGCCTATAACTACCATTCATACTAAAAATTGGAGTCATTGAAGTTTTGTTTTTTTCAAATTCTGAAAATACAATCCTATTCAAAAATCCTAACCCTTTACTATATCTTGATTTGTTATTCTCCTCAGGTCCTGTGCCTTTAGGCTCTATACATTTTTTTATACAATAATACAAATTCGTTTGCCAAATGAAATTCATCAAATAAAGATTTTTAAATTTAGGATCTGTTTGAAACGAATCCCAGAGTCGTTTTAAATCTTTCTCGGGGCTGCCGTCGGCCGCGTCTTCCCATAACATTTTAAAATTGAAAAAATTATTTTTTTCCTGAATAAATTGATATAATTTTAAATCAGCTCTTGAAATGGATGAGTCTGTATCAGCACATGCATTATCGTCTAGTGTAAAATTACGTGGTAATTTTTTTAATGAGTCATCATTTAAAAACGTCTTAAGTTCCTTGAGACAATCGCCATTAGCATTCAAATCGTAGTCGGTTCCTTTTATTTCTTTATATTTATTAAAGTCTGGAGTTCCAGCAGAATCAATCAAATTAGATAGTGATAATAATACAGAACCTGGTCCAGCATCTTTTATAATAGAGTAGGAATTATCTATATTTATTAAATCTGTACGCGGGATTATTACAGAACTGGCCCGAATTTTATCTTTATATTCAACATCCGATACCAATTTATTTTCCAAATTTGCTGATGCACGTTTATGTGGATTAATTCCATCATGAGCGGTATCAATATCAAATATATGTTTATTATGTTTATCAGATTGGTGAAGTTCTATATCGTTATTTCCGAGGTGGTTGTTGTTGTTAAATAAATTATCTTCAAAATTTAGGTCATTCAACAAGAATTCCCCTAATTTTGATGAAAAAAATGTTAATTCGTTCTGAAATTTAGTATCCCCTTTATAATCAATAATGAAAGTTCCACCGAATTGTTCTATGTCTTTATCCATAATAAATTATTGTATATAATATTTAATATTAATGAGATATTGAGTAAAAAATTAATTTACAGATCTTCGTCTGTAAATCCAATTCAAACACATATAATCAATAGAAAATAAAGAGGTTATTCCAATTGTTACAAAAAATATAATTGAAATACAATATATTGGTCCTTTTTTAACAAAAACAATGGTAGTAATAGAAAAAAAAGAAGTTAATACTAAAAGAATACAAAGAGCATAATAAGTCATATATATATGGTCATCTTGAATTTGCGATTCACCAATTGTATCGCTATTTGTAGATTCAGATTCAATTTGATTATTTGTAACAATTTGTCTACAAATAACACAGCGTGGATTAGAATTTTGAATATGCCATTTTAAATAGCAATATTCACAAAGACTATGATTACAATCTAAAGTAATAAAGAATAATTCTTTTTCTATGTTATTTTCTTCTAAACATATTGGGCAATTTTTGTGCAAATTCATTTCAATTTTTGACTAATAGTATTAAATAATTCTATACATTTACCGCTTAATATTGCTTAAAAATTCCTTTTTAACGATAATATCAACTTCAAAAAGTTGTTTACTAACAAAACGATCACCTAAGCATTTAAGAATTAGGTGATTCTGTTCTTCTAAAAACATATAACAATTATTTATATCGTTTTCAATAAGAAAAAAATAGAGCACTTCTTCAACTAAACCTTTATTAATACGTGTAAATGTTCTTGGTTTATATGGGCGAGTAATATTATTAGAATTAACTGTAAGTTTTGTAATATAAAAAAAGTAAATTAAAAATTTAAACATTCTATTTTGGTATTATTAGATTAAACAATAGCAAGTAGGTTTATTTATCATTTGATGGAGACCTAAACTTTGAATGGATAAATAGGTTTTAAACTTGGGTTAAGTAAGACTCAAATTATAAAGACTAATGAATGTCATACCATGGACTGAGAAATATAGACCAGAAACGTCAAAACAGGTTTGTGGAAATGTATTAGAATTCGAGCAAGTTTTGAAATATGGTTCTGAATCAAAAAACTTATTGTTACATGGTCCATCTGGAACTGGAAAGAGTACAGCAGTGAGAGTATTACTAAAGAACGTACCAAAGGATTCAAAATTAATATTGGATGCAAAAGCAAGAGCATCTGGAACAACTCAACAATTGATGCGAAAATTGACACTATTTTCAATGCAAAAAACAACTTGTAAACAAAGATTTGTATTAGTTGACGAAGTAGATTCTATAAGAATAATAGAACAAAAAATTTTTATAAGGCCTTTGACAAGAGATATAAGTAGGGGTGATGGTGATAGAAATATAATATTTTTGTTTATTTGTAATAGAATAGAAAGAGTTTCTGAATTTATTGTAAGGAATTGTGTAACAATAGCGTATAATGCATTAACATTTGAAATGGCAAAAGATTATATAAAAAATATTTGTATCAATGAAAATACAGAATATAATGAGAAATCATTGAGAAATATCTTTAAAAATGTTGATCGTGATATGAGAAAAATGGTTTCAACAATGCAATATTTATATTTGATGACTGGTCGTATATTTGACACTGATTTTTTCCGAATAGATCCTCTAAATAGTCTGGATTATGTAAAATTATTTGATAGAGTTCTAAAAAAATCCAATGTTTACGAAGTAACAAACGAATTATACGCCGAGTCTTATTCTGTAAATTCATTATGTATTTGCTCCCTAAAATACCATGAAGAAAAAGATAATTTGACATACGAATATTTAAAGACACTTGCGAACTTATGTAATGATTCACATACAACAGAAAATATATGGTTTATTTTGTATAGAATAATAAATGAATCACCAATTAGAAATAATTTATTATTTCCTAATAAATTATGTTGTTAAACATGGGTTTAAGTTGGAATAGTAATTTTAGTGCCATATTCAGTTGGTTCATAAGGTATTTTTGATGAATTAGTAATAACCTTAATTTTAATAGTATTACAATTATTGACACAAGTCCCATTCATATTCCACAAATCGTGATTACATGGGATTTTTTTAATCCATAAAATATAACCATTACCAGAAATAGTGTTTGAACCTTCTTGTTCATTAATTTCAATATTTTGGTATGTATAGTTAGTAATTTCATCAATGGCAGAATTCAGATTATTATAAATTCCATAAATTTTAACACATGGGTATGTGTTAGTATGTTGTGTTTGATATCCAGTTAATATATAGTGGTTCATATATTTTTAATAAATCAATATAGATTTAATCATTTTTATAAAAATGATTGTAAAATCTTAGTAAAAAGATTTATATTGATGAAAAATGTATTCCGAAAATAGTATTATTTCGTTGAACGAAGAAGTAAAAAGTGTACTAAAACATTATAAATGTCCACTTCGAGTTTATAAAGATATATGGTTATATATGCCTCATACAAAAGTACCGCAAATGTGTAAATTATATGAGGAACTAATTTCGAATTTAGCAAATAGAATATTAAAAAAAAGTAATATTAGACAAGATTTATTGACACAAATGAATAAATATACTGGTAGTTCAATAAATACAGTATTAACGATTATTAATATGTATGAAAGTCGGGAATACTACAATAAGATGAGAAAAATAAAAATTGAATTCAAGGAAGGTGGTCATAATGTAGTAAAACGATTATTTATAATGGGTCCATATGTAAAACTACGTTCACATACAAAAAAAATGTTATACGAAAAAGGAATAAATGTGAAAGATTTAAAAAAATTGAAGAAATTGTAAGAAGTTACAATAAAACAGAACATTAGTTTGATCCAAATTTGTAGAATTGTTGACTATGCTATGGATAAAATTTATTAATCTCGAAATAAAAAATATAATTACTAATATCATGTTATCAAATGAATTTACTGGTGTGGCAATATGTATTTTGATATTAGTATTTGTTTCATATTTTGTAGTAAAGATTAGTAATAATAGAATAGAATCGTTTAGTTTGAATGAACATAACGTATTAGATAATTATTTTGATATGATTGTGTGTATTTGTATTCCGGAGAGAAAAAAATCAATAATAGAAACCTTTAGAAAATGGGGTATAAAAAACGTACATTTTTTTGATGCTTTCTTAAAGAAAGATTATAGTCATGAAGATTTCATAAAAATGGGTTTTCTTGATAAAGATTATAGTAGTTATTTAAATGTTGGTAGATTGTGTTGTCATTATTCAGCAATGTCGGTGTATAAAGCTTTTTTAAATTCAAACAGTAAAAGTTTGTTAGTTTTTGAAGATGATTTGCGTAATGATACTTATAAAAATGTAAGTGATTTTAATAGAAAAATAACTCCTATTATACAGAATATTCCAAAAGATTGGGAATATTTAAATTTCAGTAAATGTTATGATTTTTGTTCAAAAGAAGAATCTATAAATGAATATTGGTCTATACCAAATAGACCTTTATGTAGGACAGCAATAGCAATGAGAAGGAACGCTGCAGAAAAAATAGTACAAAATACATCAAAAATGAAAGAACTGCCTGGTGATAAAATGATAGGATCTTTAATACAAAACAAAATGTTTAAGGCATATTCAACAAAAGACATTACATTTTTTCAGCATAGAGAAGTTTTTGGTTCTAATTTAGAAAATCTTGCGAAAACTAATCCTCAAAAATGTGCAAATGAGAATATTTTAATGAAGGTATTATAACCCAGCCCTCCTGGTTCATTATGAATCATTAGTTAATAAAAAATCATTATGCTTCTTTTTTCGTTTTTCTTCATGAACCGTTAATTCACAATTTTCTTTTAAAACTTTTAAAAAATCTTCATTAAATTGTGGTAATATCGGGGCACATTCCCATCGAAATATACAACCAATTGGATCAAGTTTGAATCTCCATGGATATTGTTTTTTTTCATGTAAAACATAACTACGCCAAGAACAAGGTAATAAAAAACGACTTTGAGGAGGTAAAACAATAGCAAGTTGTTCAAGAGATGTATATTGTTTTTTTGATTTTGGAGTTTTAATATCATTATTTTCCAAGTATTTAACAATATCTTCTAAAAGAGGAGCATGAATATATGGATAATACCAAGATTGGTCACAATATTTCACAGGATCTTTTGAAGTATAATAATCAAAATTCCACGCAAGTCCATTTACATATTCTTTACACATGTTTTCAACAATATGATAATTTTCTTCTAAGTTATCAATTTCACATGCAATTTTATAATAACGTTCTCTCCATCCAGGATTTCCAAAATTTATTTCTATTTCAAGATTTCTATGATAATCTGGCCAATGATGAAAACGCTCTTGTGGTGAATGTCCATGTTTTACTAACTTTTTATAAACAGTCGTTTCGGCTCTATTTTTAACTAATTCATCTTCTTTTTTGGATATTTCTTTTAAAATATTTAACAAAGTTTTTTTCTGAATTTTATTTTTAACTACAAGTTTTTCGTTTAATTTTTCATATAAATCTAAAACGATGTCTAAAGCATTTTGTCTTAAATTCAATGCATATAATTTTGGTATAAAATCATTACCCATAAGAAATGACATTAAAACATAGTCTTTTGTATACATAATTTTATCCCTTGTTTTCAAACGATTTGCTAAAGTACTAATACATACATAACTTGGTTTTAAATCGAATTCTCTGTATAAATATATTTGTTTAGGCAATGCTAATAAACTTAACATAAATAGATCAGCATCTAATCCATGAATAACATTTATGTCATCATTATCATCATCATCTGTGCTACGAATATGTCTAAAAATTTTTTGCTCACCTTCACCTGGACTACTAGAATTTGAAATTATAATGCTAATTTTATTAGATAATTCTTTTAAATATTTTGATTTATATAATTCCCTGTCCATATTTGACATAAATCTGGTTCCAGGTGTAATTGCATTCGAATCCCATTTTTTCTTTTTTGGCGATTCTTCTTTTTTAGGTTCTAGTGCAGCATCTTGACATGATTTATATCTACGTTTTCTTTGTTGTTCCATTTTAGCTCTAGGAGCAACACCATCAACAGCAATAAATAATAATTCAGATGGATTAATTGTTAATACCATATGCTCAACATATTTTAATACAGCATCTATAATATCCTTTTCGGTACCATTTTCAGATAAAACGGGTTCCTTACAAGTATGTATAATACCATTAAAATCAAGATACAATCTTTTTACGTTATTAGGACATGTATTTGACAAACCAATACCATCTTTATAAGCGTTTTTAATATATTTGTAAAAACTTGGAATACCCATTTATTAATACTAATGAGTTAATACTTAAATCACATAAAAATAATATATTTTAGGGTAATGTCTTTCAATACTTATATAAAAAATTCATTGAAATTGTTTGAGGATATATATACGTTGTTTTCTGATTTATGTTCTATACCTATAACCAATAATAATATTGTTTCATATGGGCAGAAACAGCTACAAAATATTATTATTAGTAAGTACAATAATTTTTCCAAAATGCAAACAGAATTTTGTAATATGATTGGTTCTTCAATAATTAACGATTCAATACTTGAACCCGATTCATGGAAAGAATATATAAAAATTCAGAATAATGGAAATAATTTTTTAACTATTAAGATTATTTTTTATGTAGATGAGCCTTTAATCAACGAATATGGTATTATAATTGAGGATAGAACAATCCAAAAACATTATAAATTCAAACAAACAAAAGAAAGTTTAACTCAAAAAATTAAATATACATCGGACATAGTTATTATTTTTTCTGATGAAATAGTTGATAAAATACGTAATGGAAGCATTCCATCAAATGGTAGATTAAGAATATTTTTTAAAACGGATCTTTGTCCAATATTAAGATTACCATTTCATCCAAATAATTTACAAATTACCAATAGAGACTGGCTATTATCTGTATTAAATAGTATGGATAATGAAATTGAGACTTTACCTTCAAGATTAATACCAAGTAAAAGAAAACCAACTATTACCAAAGTAACAAATACGCGTTATTAATAATAATAAAAAAATAGTTAAAAGTAAGTTATGCGTTGGGCACAAACGGTCAGATTAAATTTATCAAATGATAGACAAAAAGTTGATAGTAGTGATTTAAATTGGGGAAATTCTGATAGAGCTAAGATCGTTTATACTGAAAAAACTACTGGTACACCGCAAGTCATTGAAATAAATAAAATTAATGATTCTGTTAAAGCCGCTATGTCAATTATCGATTATGGCGGAATAACTGATAATAGGGATGATGAATATAAAAAACCAGACTATGTTGGGACTTATTTAAAATATTTATTTCAAGCTTTTTATACTGATGATGATCTTACAATAACTACTAACAGTCCTTATGATGAATATGCTGCTGCAAAAACAATTGCTTATACTACTCTAAAAAGCGTTACTCAGTCATCAGCATCAAACCAAATACATTTTGCTAAAAATAAGCAATTTTTTTTTGGAAAAGAACATGATCACTCTACGCCAGCTGGTATTGTTATTTTCAATGAATTAGACAATCAAAATCCGGATTTTTATCCACATACTAGTTTAGAATACAATAAAATAAAAATACTCAATGGGGGACAAAATATTGATCAAAAATTGGAATTATCATTGGATGTGACGGAAAATGGTTTGCCGGTTCCGACTATAGAACTTGAAGGCATCACCGTCGGCGATGATGAAGGAGGCAATAAACGACAATCGTGTCTAATTCAACCAGATGAAATTAAGTTTGATAGTGAAGATATTAGTGGTAATATTATCGATGATTTATGTATTAATAATAATAGTGTTATATTTACTTCTTTTTCTGAATCAAATGAGGATTCAATTTGTGAATTAAAATCAAATTCACTTTTCTTTAAGGATTTCAAATATACCAATAAGGTAAATGATGATGTAGATGATGATTATGATACACCAAATAATTATGAAGATTGGCTTGCCGTCGAGGAGGGAGAACTCAATTACAATACAAAAAGGAACGTAGGAACATCCGAATTCTATGGTTTTAGCATTTCAAATGAAGGAATACATATTAATCAAAACCCAAAAATAGAACATAAGCAGGAAGGTTGGTCTTCAAATAAGCCTAATAATAATACAAATGATAATGAAATTTATGTACCAAATAATTTTAGGTTATATCCGGTTGGATGGGGTAATAATCATCTAAGTACAGGTATTTTGCCCACCTCTTCTGTAGTAAATGCGCATGAAAATAGTGATTATCCTTTAAGTGTAGGTACTAATACACATTTTGTAGCTGAAGGTAATTTTAATTATTATGACTTTAATTTGAGTAAATATTGTAACGAATATTTTGGACATAGAAATATTTATGATACTGGTCCCGAATATAGAATGCATGTTAGAATTGAATTATCGCAGCAAATCAAGAACGAGCGGTCGGAAGATAGAAACAAAAAATATATAGCGTTTTGTATGAATATTAATCTTGGAAGATGGTACAACTACTCATTATATAATAATATAGAAGATGGGTCTGAAAATCTTGAAGTATATGACGTAGATATGGGAGCTGATAGTAGTTATAAAATTGGTGGAATCATTGAGGGGACAGAGACCAATGACACTAAATTTATACCATCTTCACTATTGAATTATGGATGGGATAGTAGTGGCGAAGATAGTAGTGGCGAAAATATGGCACCAATAATTAATTTTTCTAAAAATAAAAAGGGTTTATTACAAATACCAGGACCACACATTACTCCAAATAAAAGCAATGAGCAAGATGGTAGTTATTTTTCAGAAGAAGATGGAAATGTTACTACTAATTTATCAACTGGACCAGATCATGTAGTTGCTCATAATTTACATGGTAATTATGTTTATTATCAAAGATGGCCATGTAAGGTTCAAACAGAAGAAAATCTGACTTTAAACCGCGTCGGCGCAGACCCACCACTAAATGGTAATTCTTTTAAAGATGGAAATGAAGATAAATATGAATGTGATTATTGGGTTAGAATAATTTGGCCTGATTATGAAATCACCGACCCGGCCTCGCTCGGGCAGAGCTCGGCGAGCGACGACCCTCTTGACGATATTTCAGTTGAGTATCCAACCGGTGGAGCTCCAGGCTCGGATACAAAAAATATACAAATACGATTGACACAAATTGCTTAAGACTACAATTAGATAAAATATATTACAACAAATGATAAATAAATTTGATTTTGGTAGTGCAATTTTATTTATATTTTGTTCTACATTACATTTCACAATACCTCATATATACATATATTTGTGTACACCCAAAACAGCATTAGGATTTTTAATTAGTCCTTTAAAGGCTTGTTCTCCAGAATGTAGAGCTCTTAGATGGGTTCATTCACAATCAATAAAAAATTTAACATTTATGAAAGATTTGTTTGTATGTTGGGTAATAAGTATTGTTTTTTCTATAAAAAAAAGATCATATAAAAAACTTAAGAATAAAAATTGAGATTTAATAAATGAGAAGCTTAATTTTAAGCTTTCAAACAATTTATTTATGTTTATGTATTGACATATCACGTCGAGATATAGTAGGTACATTACCAATATCTAGTTTTAGTGATAGTGTAAAATTGCCACCCAAATCAGTAATATCGCCTGAAAATAGAACTTTATATTTTTACGGAGATGTAACAGATGAAAGCTGTTTCTGGCTATCAAAGACACTTGAAGATTTTTCAAGAAGTGGAGAAGAAAATGAACCTATACATTTACATATTCAATCGACTGGTGGAAGTCTAATTCCGACATTTAATGTAGTAGATACTATAGAGCGTATACCTGCTCCAGTATATACATATGTTGATGGATTTGCGGCTTCTGCCGCGAGTTTAATAAGTGTGTGTGGAAATAAACGTTATATGGGAAAGCATTCTTTAATACTTCTTCACCAGTTAAAATCAAAAAATGAGGGAACATACACTAATATGGTAGATGAAATGTTGAACTTGAATAAAATGATGGAATTCTTACAAAGTATTTATTCAGAACATTCAAAATTAGATGAAGACAAATTAATAGAAATTTTGAGCCATGATAATCGCTGGATGGATTCTCAATTATCATTAAAGTATGGATTGGTAGATGAAATAATATAATCAAAAGTTTTTTTTAAACCCTCATTTAAACTGATTTTTGGACAAAATCCAAGTTCTTTTTTTGATAAATCAATGTTTGCATATGTAGTATTGACGTCTCCTAATTGTGATGCTGTTTCAATAATAAAAGCTTTTTTACCCACAACATATTCACATTCTTGAATAAATTTGTTTAATGAAACTGGCCAAGAATTACCCAAATTATATATTTTACAATAAGGTGATTTCGATGAATAATTAATAGCACAACAAATACCCTCGATTATATCATCAATGTATGTATAGTCTCTCATACTTTTACCATCTCCATATTTTGTTATAGGGCTGTCTGTATATATTGCTTTTAAAAACTTATATGGTGCCATATCGGGTCTACCTCTTGGTCCATAAACAGTAAAAAAGCGTAATCCTATAGAATTAACATTATAAAGCTTGAAATAAAGTTTAGCATAAATTTCTTTACATAATTTTGAAACAGCATATGGGCTATTGCATTCATTCAAAGAATGAGTTTCTTCAAATGGTATATCTTTATTTGTACCATATACACTCGAACTACTTGCAAAAATTATTGTAGAATCAAATGTTTTAACTTGTTCAAGTATGTTCACAAATCCTTTAATATTTGTATCAATATAATCTTTTGGATTTAATAAACTATTTCTTACACCAGCCATTGCGGCCAAATGAACAATTTTTTTGGGCTTTAGTGTTTTAATTAGATTTGTGTTAATTATATCTTCTTTATAAAATATAAAATTAGAGTATTTGACTAATAACCTTAGATTTTCTTGTTTTAATTTTACATCATAATAAGGATTCATATTATCGATACCGACTACATAATTTCCTTCTTTTAAAAGTCTGATACATAAATGAGAACCTATAAAACCTGCACATCCAGTAACTAATATATCTGGTTTATATTCTGGACAAGACCCAAATTCAGTACATGTTTTATGTATTGTACAACCTTTTACTGGATAACAATTGTGACACCATGGTCTTGAACAATTTCCGTCACTACAATACATATATATATATAATTATGAAGGTTTGTTTCATAACGTCAATTATCGCAGAAAATAAAGAATTTGGTGATAGAATTAAAAATTTTACAAAAAATCCAAATCACGATTATTTTTTATTTACTAATCTAAATGAGAAAGAATATATGAATTCTTATGATTCATGGACACCGATTACAATCAAAAGTGAAGTATTAGAAGGTTTAAAATCAAATGTTTATAAATCAAGATATGTTAAGTTTTTGGGATGGAAATATATAAAAAAATATTTAAAAAAAGACTATGATATGATTGTATATTGTGATGCAGTATTATATCCTAAAAGTAGTTTTAATTGGGAAAAATTATATGAACAAGTAAAACAATATGGTATTGTACAAAGAATTCATCCAAAAAATAAGAAGGGACATGATGCTTATTTGGAATGCGATGCGGTAATCAAAGCTCATAAAGACAGTGAATCTAATATGGAAAATTTGAAAAATTTTTTAATGAAAAATTCTATGCCAAAAGGTTGTTTATTAACTGAAAACAAGGCTTTTGCATATGATCCTAAAAATACAAAAATAATAGAAACATTTGAAATTTTTTGGGAAATATATACAAAAGGACTGACTCACAGAGATCAATCTTTATGGAGTTATGTATTATGGAAAACTAATATACAGCCGTATATAAATAAAGATACAAACCTGACACATCCGGTTTGGAATAAAAACTTTCCATTCAAATTGACGGGTTCTAATAATGGATTTAAATGTCATAAATATGTATAATCGTATGAAAATCTGTTTTATTACTACAATAATTGCAGATTCTTTTGAAAATGGAGATGTTCCTGAAATTTTTGATAAGAATTCAAATCATGATTATTATTTATTTACAAATTTACCTGAAAAAAATTATATAAATACCTCGTGGGATATAATAAAATTAAATAATAATGAAGATTTTTTCAAAAATATCGAGTCTAATATAATAAAATCAAGATTTATAAAATTTATGGGTTGGAAATATTTATATATGAATATGAAAAAAAAATATGATATGATTGTGTATTGTGATGCTACATTTTATCCAAAAAATAAGAAAGAGGCTTGGGAAGAAATTTATGAACTTGTAAAAGAATATGGTATTGTTCAAAAAATGAAATATCCAGAAAGAACTGCATATACAGAATGTGTAAAAATTTACAAAAAGAAAAAAGATAGTCAAAAAAGAAGCAAACAAATGCTTAATTTTTTAAAAGTTGAAAAACTACCGGAAAAGAGATATATAACTGAAAATTGCTATTTCGCATATGATCCTACAAATAAACAATTGAAAGAAGCTTTTGAATTTTTTTGGGAATTATACCAAAAAAATATTACTCATCGTGACCAACCCTTATGGGATTATGTTAAATGGAAAAAAAATATTAATCCTTATATTGGAACAAAGTTCTTTTCGTCTGTAAGAAGTACTTGTTTATTCGGAAAACTTTCGGATTTAAATATTGGATTTTCAGGACATACTTATATAAATCAAGAATAAAATTCAAATTGGTTAGATTTATTATAAATTGATTTGATACCATTTGCAACACCAGAACCCCAAATTGGAGCATATATTTTTGTACCTTTATGCAAATAAGATGCAAAAATTGAGAAATAACTTTTAGACATTACAAGAATATCACTATTAATCAATAACCATGTATCATAATCTGAATTATTTGAATGTAATTTAATTTCTTTGTTAAAAACTTTTTTTGATTCTGAAAAAATATTATTATATTTATTGGGAATCACATTTTCACAAGTTTTATAAACTACATGAATTTCATGTTTTGGATACTTTTCAATAATTTTATATAATAGTTGTTTCAATTTTTCAGGTTGAATTGGAGCTTGATTGTCTAAACCTTCATTTAACATAACATTTCGCTTGTATAAATATGGACATTTCTCATGTATTAAAGAATTAATATAATCAGCACTACCATTACCATCGTAATCTTTTTTATTGTGTACATCATCTATACGTAAGTGAATACATATAATTTTATTATTATCATTCCAAGGTAAATTGAAATCAAAATCGTTTTCTAATAAGAGAGTTTCTAAATATTTTAAATATTTTGACTCATATTTTTTTTTAAAAAAACTATTCAAATCCTGTTTTACTTCAATTACAGCATTCATACTATTTTGCCTTATTCCTAATTGCCTTGGTAAACGTTTTATTTTCTCAAGTTTTGATTTGTCTATTTCTTTATAATGCTTTTTAATGGATTCTGATATTAATTTAAATAATGCCTTTAAAAAAATTGATTCACAGTTGCTATTATATAGTAAAGGAATATAACCTTTACTCATTATATAAATAAAATCAGCTAATACATTACAACATTGAGAACCTTGACGGTCTCTACGTTGTGAAATTTGCATTACGTAAGACATAAATAAAAGAAACTATTTTTTTATCATGTATACATACCCTCTATGTTTTCTACCATCACTACCAAAAAATTGTTTGCTATCATATAATCCTTTTTCTAAAAATTCATTAACAGCAGTATATATTTCTGGAAATTGTGAACGAGTATAATCATCACAAACTATTATATCTCCTTGTTGTTGTTTTTGTGCCACATAATCCAATTCATATTTTATATCTTTATAATGGTGAGAACCATCTAAAAATGCAAAATGTATTCTATTCAGTTTTTTATTTAAACTTGGAAGAGTAATTTTAGTATTCCCAACAACAAAATTTATATATTTATCAACCAATGTTTTCCATTCTTCTACACATTCGTGAATACTAACAGTTCTATTTAATTGTGCCGATTTGATACAATTATCAAACATATTAATTTTGTCTGTTGTATATATTTTTCCATTAACATTGAACATTTCTAATATTTTTGCCATCATTATTGACGAAAAACCTCTTGCAGTACCAGTTTCTAAAATAATGAATTCTTCTGATTTGTCTTTTTTATTTGTAAAAACTTCAAAAAAACTGTGTTTTAATCTATTTGTAAAATTTGCTGTGTTCAATATTTTTTGTTTTTCACTTAAATATTTATGTAATGCCGATGTTAGTACATAACCATGAATATACATTGGTCGACTTTTTTTGACACAAATCTGTAATTTTAGTCCAACATTATCCATATCATCTTTTTCATGTAAATATCCAAAATATTCTGTTAGTTCATCGAGTATTCCACCATAATTATAACTTTTTGCCCATTGTCCAAGTTTTATGTATTCTTCTTCACTATGACTCTTTTTAACACTTTCTGGTGGCATATATAAGAAAATACATTATTTTTGGGGTTTTTAATACATTGAATTAATCCAATCATATGTAATTTTAATACCATTTTTCAATAAATAGTTTGGCTTCCATCCTAGCTTTTTTTCAATCAATTTATTGTCTGAATTTCGCCCTCTAACTCCTACTCCATGGAAGGGAGTATTTTTAATTGTCAAATTTTTACCAGAAATATTAATAATCATATTCATAAAATCGTTCATATTAATCATTTCTTCAGAGCCAATATTAACCGGGCCCTTAAAATTAGATTTCATAAGTCGCATAATACCTTCAATACATTCATCTACCAATAAAAATGAACGAGTTTGCTTACCATCTCCATATACTTCTACTATATCTCCATCTTTTGCAATAGCTACTTTTCTACAAAAAGCGGCAGGAGCTTTTTCTTTACCTCCATCATAAGTACCATATGGTCCATATATATTGTGAAAACGAGCAATTCTTATATCTAATCTTGGAAAATCTTTATTAAAAACAAAATAAAGTCTTTCACTAAATAACTTTTCCCAACCATATTCACTATCTGGAGAGGCCGGATATGTAGTATCTTCCGAACACTTTGGATTATCTGGATCAAGTTGATTACACTCGGGATAAACACATGCGGATGATGAATAAAAAATTTTTGTAACTTTCTTCAAAGAACATACCTTCAAAACATTAAGATTTATTATACAAGAATTATGCATTACATCTGAATCGTGTTCGCCTGTATTAATATATGTAGATCCTCCCATGTCAGCTGCAAGTTGATAAACCTCATTTATTGTATTGTCTATTACTTCATTTACTTTATCTTGATTTCTCATATCAGCAACTATAAATTCGTCTGCATCAGAATCCTTGAACTCATGTTTTTTAATATCCACACCTCTAACCCAATGTCCTTCTTTTTTAAGTCTTGTTACTAAATGGCCCCCTATAAATCCACCAGCTCCAAGTACAACAACTTTCATATAGTCAAATTATATATATTAATCTTTATATTTTGTGTAGTATATTTTGATAGTTTAATATAGTTCAAAATATAATGAAAATATTATACGTAGAAAATGTAAAAAAAAATTATTATTGTGAATATTACAAATCTATGATAGAATATTTGACTATTGGCAATGAATTAATTTTGTGTCCTCCAAATGGGAGAAAAATAGCACAAACTATTTCTTCTTTTAAGCCAGATATACTTATATTAGGATTTTCAATAACAGATACTGGTGGAGAAAAACCATCAATTATATTTAATGCAAAAGGAATTCCAACTTATCTAATATTAAATAAAGAATATGATGCTTTAGATGAGAAATTATCCTGGATAAAAACAATAAAATTTAAAAGAGTTTTTACGGTTCATCATGATTATAAATTATTTGAACAACTAACTAATATACCATTTACTCGTATAATGTGGAGTGCTGATATAAGGACTTTCAAACAATACGATAATAATTATCAAAATGATTTATATTTTTCAGGAGTTATTAGAAAAGAACAAACAAGTAATTTACGCAAAAAAATATATGATAAATTATTTTTATTGAAAGATTATAAATTATTTATTAATGTTGGAATTTTTGATGGTTCAAATCCGAATAGGCCAATTTGGATAAAAAAATGGGCAGCAACAAAACAAAAGGTTTATGCTAAACATTTGAATAATTCTAAAATTGTTGTAACTACTACTGGTCCAGCAGATTTAGTTGGTACACGTTTCTTTGAGATTATGGCATCTAATAAAGCCCTAATTATGTGTAACAGGATGAGTAAAAAAGTTTATTCAGATATAGTTGAAGATAAAAAAACTTGTATAATGTTTAAAGATGAAAATGACTTTATAGAAAAATTTAAATATTATATACAAAACGAAGACCAAAGACTGAAAATAGTTAATAATGCTTATGATAACTTTATAAAAAGACATACTTGGAATAAACATGTTGAAAAATTATTAAAGTATATAGATAACCCTAATAATATTCATAATATTAAGATGATTACAATTTGTTTATCTTATTATAACCAATCACTAAACATATTACTTAAACATATTGAAAATTGGAAAAGTTTTCCAAACAATATTTTAGATCAATTCAAATTTTGTATTGTTGATGATTGTAGTAAAATACCTATTGATCAAATGCTTAAAGATGTTGATTTATCAAATCTGAGTATAAAATTATATAGAGTAAAGCAAGATCTTAATTGTAATATAGGTGGAGTAAGAAATCTTGCTGCAACACAATGTTCAACGCCATGGATGGTAATTTTAGATATGGATACAGTAATAAATAGAAAAGTTGCAACATCGTTAGTTGAATTTTCAAGAAACAATATGAATAATAACATTGCATTTAAATTCAATAGAATTGTTCCAGAAAATGAGAATCATATTAAAAATAATAAACCTCATCCCGCAGTTTGTTTAATTCGTAAAGAAGATTATTGGAATATTGGTGGATGTGATGAAGATTTTGTGGGAAATTATGGGCAAACAGATCCGCATTTTTGGTATAGAGCGAAAGGAATAATTAGTATAAAAGAAAAAAATAATGTGTATTTATTATATTATCCCGAAGGTGAATCAAATATTGACAGAAATAGAAAACCTAATCAAATTTTGTTTGATCAAAAAAAGAAAAAACAAAAAGAATGGTCAACAGATTATTTAAGATTTGATTGGAAACTTATTGCATCTCATAATTAAATGCTTTGAAATCTTTAGAATATAGTTTATTAACTACATCCAAACTCTCTCTATCATAATCCGACATAGTATGTCCACACGCTAGTTTCTTAATAGGGTTTTGATTTTTATGTAATATTTCACTTTTTAACCCAAGTTTTTCCTTAACATAGTATAAGTCTTTTTCAAAATTTTCAAATTTTCCTACAAAATCTGGCAAAAGATTTCCAGATTTATCATGTAAATAATCATATTGTGGTCTTAAAAATTTTCGCAATCCATTTTTATGTCTATTCACCCATTCTCTAAAATTAGTAGTATTTCTTGTAGAACCTGGTTTTTCAGGTCTTGCTATTTTAACATCATGATAATATTTTGATAATATTCTTTCATATGGATTCCTTACAAATGCAAATTTAAAATAGTCTTTATTAGAACTATTTATCATATTTACCATTGGTTTATGTTTGTGATTTGTTTCTTCTTTTCCACCATTATTCAACATACATGTTATAGATGACCCACCAGTCTTATCAATATGTGTAAATAACGCTTTATATTCATCACTAATCATTTAATATAACTAACATAATACTAATTAATTAATTAACACAAATTTACTATAAATTATATTTTATATTATGTTAATACATAAGAAACTTCATAATATTTGCGAATTGTTTTCATATTTTTCGGTTTAAATTGTGCTCTAAAATTTGTTAAATGTATAATGAACCCCCCATTGTTGATATAATCTTCTACATTTTCAGGTTCACAATTATTATTAAGATTTAAATCCATACAAATCCACGTATTTGTCTTCATATTATGTATATTTTTTCTATAACAATCTCTAACAGCTGCTTGATCCCAACCAACAATTCCGGTTTGTGGATTTGAAGATCTTCTATGTGAATAATTTGGTTCATATAAGGGATCATATAATATGTGATTCAATAAGTCTATATTATCTTGATTTGTTTTGAATATCATTACTCCTGAATTTATTAGAGGTAATCCTCTTTTTGATAATAAATGTATATAAAAATTTTGAAGTGAATGTCCCGCATCACGAGCAATTATGTTGTCTTTTGGAGAAGCTTTTTTAATCCATTCTTCAATTCTTATAGAATGATTACAAAAAAAAGCATCAGCATCAATCCACATAATATAATCGTGTTGTCCTTCTACTAAATGTTTTAATATATAGAAATGCTTACACCAAGCTGGATGTCTATTTTTCAAAGTTTCTGGAATTATATTATAAACAAAAAAATCATATTTATTAACTTCACAATATTTTCTATTTATAGCTTCTATGCTATCGGCGAATTTATATCTTTTCGGTAAATTTGTGTAAAACATTACTATTGCAATGGATATACCATCCATAGATTATTCATCTCTTTTTATTTTCCATGAAAATACCTTCTTTTCCTTTCTATTAACAATATAAATATTACTTATTTTTAGTCCTCTCCAAAATGAATAAGACTTTGCTGAATAAAATAAGTCATATTTATCCAAATTCTCTTGTATTGCTAAATATCTCTTTTTGAATATATTCTTTTCTTCTTTTGGAGCATATAACATTATAGACTTTGATTTTTCTCCGTTACAAGAAAGATATAAATGACTAATATTGTCTTTGTTTTCTTTATAAATATATGTAGAGTCGCCCAACTTCATCAACCCATTTCCCTGTAGGGATTGCTCCTTAACTTGAAAAACTTTTGATTCATCAAATTGTTCTAAATCCATAGTTTTTTCGAAAGTAGAATGAATATTTAAATCAAATTGATTTACCCAATGTTTTGGATTATATTGGAATCTTTCTACAGCAAGACGTTTTGGTCCATGTCCACATCTATGATCTAATCTCCAACAAATGATTTTCATACCTTGTTTTTTCTCTAAAGCGTTAAATAATGCTATAGCTCTTTCTGTATATCCACCAATTACACCCCAATGTGTTTCCCAAGGTTCTTCTATTGACCAAGGATATATATCTTTTACAAAAATTTCTAACCATTTACACAATTTTACAAAAACTTTTTTTGGATATATATTAGTTTGCCATAACGATAATGGCAAACCACTTAAATCCTGTATAGTAAAATTTTTGTCAAAATGTTTGTTATAACTATCCAGTAAAAATTTAAGATTTCGAACTTTAGGACACATCATATTTTGCCATTTACCGAATGCCACAATATTTTTATGACTTGATTGGACAACTATTGTATTTTCATCTAAAATTGGGATTGGATTATTGTGTATCATATCATATTGACAAAATCCTACGAAATCAAGATCTTTATGTAAATTATTCCAATATACATGTAAATATACAGATGTTTCCATATAACCTCTTTTTTGTAGAAAAGGGTTATAAATATCTAAATCATATTCATAAATCGTATTATAACCCTTGTCTTCAGTTATTTGCTTTTCATATAACTCATTGACTCCAAAAAATGTAAATTTTTCATTTATTTTATCCTTAGTATAAAATTTATGGTTGAAAATTCTTACGCTATTTACAATATTATGAAATACTATGAATATATGACTATTTTGTTCTGAAGAACAGGAAGCCACTACCATTAATAAAAACTTTTTTTAATAAATTTAATTGAAATACGCAGATATAAAAACTTTGTGTGTGTATTATCTTATAATAAAAACATTCTTTTGTTTAAGATGGTATATGATATTAAACAAATTGTATCATCAAACGCAAAACTTGATTCAACATATAGACGTATGGTTTCAAAATGTAATTGGGTAAATCTTTATTATGGTATAGCATCACAGCAAATAAGGGAAAATAATTTTAAGAAAGTTGTGGAAGTTGGTATTGGATATGGAGTTCATGCAAAAGAAATGTTAGATAATACTGAATTGGAACATCTTTATCTTGTAGACCCATCAATACCATATGAAGGAGATTTGTTTTCTAAAGATATACTTAATAATTTAAACGGGTTTAATAATTTACTTAAAAATATATATATAAATTTAGAAAATCATAGTCACAGATATACACATTTTAGACAACCAAGTATTTCAATCACAAATTATGAAATACCTGATAATAGTGTGGATCTTGTATTTTTAGATGGTGACCATAGTTATGATGCAGTAAGTAAAGATTTACCATTTTGGTATGCTAAACTAAGACCTGGGGGATTTTTACTTGGAGATGATTATGCAAGTTGTCATCCAGAAACAAGAAAAGCTGTTGATGAGTTTGTTTCAAGCAATGGTTATTTTATGGATTTATTGAAAAAACCTGGTAATAAATATCCTATTTACAAAATAGTAAAAGAGTAGTTTTTACAAATGCGTTCATATCAATTGTATATAAAGATATTTTTAAATTAACTAAATTCAATGACAGAATTTGAAAATGAATGTGCTATTATTGTTTTAACTCGTGGATATGAAAAAATAAATGATTATAAGGTTCTAATTGAGAGAAATAATCATATTCGTAAAAATTTGACGAATATATCTATACCTCTTTTATTCTTTCATGAAGGTAATATAACTCCTGAACATCAAGAACATATAATTGCAAATACACCTGATTTATGGATGAATTTTATTGATATTTCTGCAACTGCTTTTTTGAAAGATAAAGAGTCAATTAAATTTGATGAACGTACTGATCATCCACCATGGCAAATTGGATATAGACATATGTGTCATTTTTGGTTCAAGGATTTTTTTGATTATGTTGAAAATTATGATTATGTTTTAAGAATTGACGAGGATTGTTTTGTAAAATTTTCAATTGACAAAGCATTTGAAGAGATTATTAGTAATAAAGAGAATCCATTTTTTTATGGTACAACATTTGGCGAACCAGGTTGGATTGTTAAAAATATGAATGCTACAACACTTGACTTTATGAAAAAGAAGGGATTAAATGCTAAATCAAGAAGAGCTGTTGGACCTTTGACATGTATATTTGGTCTTAATTTACCAATAATACGAGAAAAAATGGATATATTAAACGAGTTTTTTGATCATATTGATAAAAGTGAAGGAATTTATCAATATCGTTGGGGAGACTTACCATTATGGGGAGAAATGATGTTTTATTTCTTTGATATTGAATGTTTAACAGAAAAATATATAAAAAGATGGATGTTATGGTATCATAAAAGTCATGGAAAAACGGTCAATTTAAAATATCATCAACCTGAAAAAAAACCCTGAATTTATTGATTTTTATTAACTTCTTAATATGCTATAATAGTTATCGAAGGCCATTGATTCGTCGTTTCTTTCAGATTCTTCGGAGTATTCAGATTCTTCATCACTTTCAGATTCTTCAGATTTGTCATAACTTTTGCATATAGGGCGCCACTTGAAATGCCAACAGTTGTCCTCTTCTATTCTAAATCCTTCAGGGCGTTTAAAGGTTGTTTCACCATTCTTCTTGTTGTAATAGTATTTTCCTTTTCCGATGGAATGAATATAATCTGCGTCACGATAACTTTCCCAAGGACTGGGTTCTAGATCAATTATTGCAAATTCTTCTCCGAGAGGAACAACACCTTGTGGGATGCCACGATCGTCATTACAGCCAATCCAACCATTATTGTCATACCATTCGCGTTCTCTTCCATATTTTCTAGAGAACTTTCTATCCATCTCTACTTTACTTAGATAGAAATATAGTTCCTCATTGTCATATTGATCTTTTTGAAAACCATTATTCCATTGCCCTGTAATTGGATCTCCAACCATATCCCAGTAAGATATTTTGTACCCTGTTGAATCGTATGTGTTGCGAAAGTCGGGGTTTGTGTAGTAGATCGGCGGACGTTCAGAGTTAGGCTCCCCTTCTTTCAAATCTTCTATTGACCTAGCAAGTGAACTTGAAAAGTATCTACATGGACAAGAAAGCTTCTTTGTAGCTTTCGCCCAAGAAAAGCATTTTTTCAAATTAGAATATGTGTTTGGTAATTTTCTGTCATCATTTAATGAATCATACATATCTCCATTTTCTGCAAATCTTATTCCAGAAGCCTTTTCCCAAGAAAAGCATTCGATCCGATCAATGTCATGGGGTTCTTTATGTTTTGAACAATAAGAACAAGTACACTTATTTAGTTGTTTAATCATGTAATCTCTGTCTGCAATGTTATATTTCCACATAATATTATGTAAATGACTCCAAGATGTGCCTTCTGTTTCCCACCAACCAAGTCCAAGTTGTTGTTTATGGAAATTTGCAAGCATTTTGACGCGAGAAATAGTGCCTTTCAATTTAATTTCAGTAAATGGATTCATAATAAATTGTCTTATAAGATTCGTCACATCGTGTCCTAATTCAGAATCGAATACATATGCTGAACATAGTTGAATAGGATGCATTTTTATAGTAGCTCTTTAAGTTTTGCTGTATATGTTTACTTATAACAGAAATGAAATCATTTTTTAGTATAAGATAGTAGAATTTTTTTACAAAATTCTATATATATAATAGTTACTTAAAGTGAAATCTAAAAAACATAAGTAAAGAAATGATATGTAAGTTCAAAGATTGGTTATCAATTCCTATAGAATTTCACGATATTATAATTAATGCGTCTGTTAAGAATGGAAGTGATTCATTTGTAGATGAACCGATTGGTGTATGTTATCATTATTTAACTTCAAATGAAAAGAAAGATTTTATAAATCACCCTCAAATGAATAGTCAATTATGTTTATCATCTATGTCTATATGTACAGATAGATATAGAAGGGCTAATGCAAAAATAAATCGGCGAACAATAGCAAATAATTTAGTAACAAAAAAATTTATTCAAACAATTAGGGGTAGTCCAGACAATTTTTATAAAAATATAGGAAGGTTTAAGTTTGTTGTATCTCCAGAAGGGAATGGAATTGATACTCATAGATTATGGGAAACAATATATTCAAAAGGAATACCAATAGTTGAAGAAAATGAAGATATGAGGCAAAAAGTTGGAAGTTTGCCGGTTTTGTGGACAACTGATTATAGCGAATTAACACCTGAATATCTGGAACAGCAATATAATTTTATAATGGAAGAGGAGTTTGATTTTAGTCCATTATTTTTGACTAAATATAGAAAAGAACAAATAGATAATATTCTTGATAAAACTCAAAAATGGTGTTATAAATTTAACCAACAAAATGAATTTAATGATTATAAAAACTCAGTATATAAAGCTATTTGCAAAGAGAAATAGCATATTCATAAAGCATTATATCATATTTGTTGTGTTTTTTTACTAATTCAATTTCTTCACTACTTAATTGTTCATATTTTGAAGCTCTAAAGTTTCTAATATGATTATTTTTACAATTTACGTTAAATTCATTGTTAAAAAAATCCATAATTTCATTTTCCAAATTTTCAAATATAATAATTTTGTACATAGATTCAAGATTTTTTTTGGCAATTTGGAAAATTTCATCAGTTATTTGAACAATTTCTTTGGTATATCCTTTATAAATACCTGCTAAATATACTGTTACTTGATTGTTAACTTCCCAACAATTATTCATGAAAATATCTAAAGATCCAATATATCTTTTATAGCAGTATTTTGGATGAGGGGCTTGTAAAACCATATTGTAATATGAAGTTACTCTATTTATAGGATTTCTAAGTATAATAATATATTTAAAATCAGAAGTTGGGCAATGTTTGCTTATTGGTTGATGTAATTTTTCACATTGAATTGGTAAATTGAACCGTTTTGATGTTTCTCTAAATGTTGTTCCGCCTGATTTTGGGACATGGAGAAATTTCATAATATGAGAGGGAAAGACATAGTCGTTATCATGCATTTTTGCAGGATCGTCCATTTTTACTAATATTTTTAAGAAATTTTTTTAATAATATAATTCAAATCCAGATTTATCATATTTAGAACCCAATCCTGCACCTCCTGTATATCCCCATTGAGGCATTATTACTTTAGTACCTTTATGAAAAAAGGCGGCTACCATTGCATATGTACTTCTTGAACATACTAATACATCACAAAAAACAAGATGTAATAAATCAATATCGGGGTCTGGGCTTCTTATTATTTTGTAGTCATGCTTAATATCTTCATTATTTTCTTTAGCGTGTTTTGGACTGGCTATTATTAGTATTTCATGTTCTGGATATTCTTTCTTTAGTTTTTCTATTAAAGTCTTCATTCTATTGAAAGGTATTGGTGATTGATAACATGAAATTCCACGCCCAATAACACGAACTCTTTGTTTTGCAAAAAATTGTCTATAATCTTGTATATCAAAAGTACTTGGTCTATTTGGTCCAATGTGACCAGGGCCTACATTTTCATTAACTTTCAATAATTCATTTCCTTCTAATTTTTGAATGAAATAATTATGAGATGTTCTACCATCATAATCTACAGAATGTTGACCTTTTGCGCAATCATCTAATCTTAAATGAATACATATTCTTTTTTTCCAGTTATTTGGTATTGTATACTTTTTTAATGAAATTTCTCTATCTAAAAATGGAGTTATCTTTTCATATATGTTTTTTCTAAAATATGAATATATATCACTTTGTATTTCTTGACAAGTTATTAGAGGTAATGTACATAATTCAAGTTGACCATGTGTTATTAATTCTATAATTTCATCTTTTTCCTTTTTACCATTTTTATTTAACATGTTGTATTGTTTGACGTAGTTAAAGAATGCTTTACAAAATAACGTATTTCTAAATTTACAATGTGATTCTCTTAATAAAATTTTTCTTTTATGGCCTCTTATGAATATACATATAAATTTCCATAAACAACTTCCAACCCTGTTTGGTGAGGCCATGCTTCTTAACACTCCGACCTTCATAATTAAAACAAAACATAAAACGTTCGACAATATTGACATAAAATTTTTAATTAGAACAATATGGCAGGTCCTAATAATAAAGTTTTCGTTGCAATACATCCTCAATCTGGTATGTGTAATAGATTAAGGGCTATTTTCTCATTTTATTTATTATCAATACAAAGAAAACAAAAGTTTTTAGTTGTATGGGAAGAATGTAGACGGACTTGTCCTGGAATTTTATTTGAATACTATTTACCAATACCAGATACAGAGTATATCTTATGGGATAAAGAAAAACAACAATTTTATAATGGAATAGAACTTGTAAAAAGAGGTTCTAAAAGACAAAAGGAAGTCGGAAAATTTACTATGTTTACAAGTGGGGGAGAATTTGGATGTGGTAATAAAAAAGAGTATTGTGGTAAATATACGAATCTATACCAATATTTAACTTTAAATGAAAAAACTCAATCTATTATAGATGATGCAAAAAAACAATTAGGTGATTATGTAGCAATTCATGTAAGAAGAACTGACCATAAGAAAAATAAACAAGAACAAAATCAGGTGTATATTGATTTTATTAACTCTTTTCCAGAAAGTTTAAATGTTTATATTGCAACTGATTGTATTAAAACAAAAAAAGTATTATATGAAAAATTCAAAAATAGAATAAAAGTTATACAATTTAATCATGTTATAAAATCAAGACAAACATCTATGTTAGATGCAATAATAGATGTACATATGTGTATAGAGTCAAACCATTTTTATGGTACAAATGGTTCAAGTTTTTCTGAGCTAATTTATCAGAAAAGATATTTTGAAAAAAAAATGGATGAATCCGAATATTTAACAGCAAAAAAGAAAAAAGCGGTATTATTAGATAATTTGTTATAACTTTGAAACTGTTTTTTTTTTATAAATATATGTCAATAATTAGATGAATAAGGTAAGTGTTATAATTCCTACCTATAATCGGTTTAAAAATTTATTAAATGCTATAAAGTCTGTTAAAAATCAAACATATAAAAATATAGAAATTATTGTAATAAATGATTGTTCAACTCAAAAAGAATATTCTGAGATAGATTTTTATATAAAAGAGGAATTTGGTGTTAATATGACTAATATAAAACATATAAATTTACCTATAAATACAAGACAAATATATTCTGGAATTTCAAAACATAAGCCAGAGAAATTTGTGAATGAATTATATGATTTTGATTTTAAAAAAGAAAGAATTAATTGTCATGATTTTTATATAATTAATTTACCTATAAATTCAAGACAAATATTTGGTAAAGTTGCTGGAGGAGGAAATGCAAGAAATATAGGTATGATGTTAGCGACTGGTGATTATATAGCTTTTCTTGACGATGATGATTATTTTTTACCAACAAAAATTGAAAAACAAATATTAGCAATGCAAGAAAATAATTGCTCTATGTGTTGTACTGAAGCATATAATGGTAACGGCATATATAATCCTTCTAAATCATATTTGGCTTGTCATTATAAAGGTATTAATTGGAATGGATTGAATAGAAAATTTAATAGGGGTAAAAGATTAGGAATGTTGAATAAAATGTTTGAGAAAAATATAAATATATGGAAAGAAAATGAAGTCAGATTTCACAATTGCTGTATATGTTCATCTATGGTTATAAAAAAAGATTTAGTAAATAAAGCTGGCAATTTTTCTATACTAAAATTTGCAGAAGATTGGAATTATTGGAAAAGACTTATAAAATATTCAAATATTGTTTTTATAAGAGAACCTTTAACATATAGAGATACTTCTCATGGTGGAAAAAGGTATTAAAAAATCATGATTTTATAATTTTGTAAATTGGATAATTACCTTTTCTAATGAAATCTAATTTTAAATCATTATTTCTAGTAAATTCGTCAACTGCTCTTTGAGTACCAGAACTACGTCTTGAATAATCATTACCAAGTAATATTCCATTATTTCTAAGTTTTGCATACCAAAATGGTAAATCCTTTACCATTGCCTCATAACTATGATCGGCATCTAAAAATACTATATCAACGCTATTGTTTGGAATTTCTTTTTCGGTTACACTAATACTTTCTCTTTGAATAACACTATATCTGTTGGGATCATTTTCTAATAAAATATGCATATTCTTGATAAGAGTATTAAAACCGCCTAACTTTTCAACATCTATTGCAAAATAATCGTTATATTTTATAAAGGGGTCAACTAAATATAAGTGTTCAATTTTTGTGTTATCTAAAATCTCTCTTGCTTGTGTGCCATATCCTACACCAACTTCTACGGCGGTTTTGAAGTTATTTTCATTAATAAGTTTTGAAAATATACCGTAATACAAATCAATCCACGAGCATTTTGACACGGTTGTTCTGTACAAAGGATCTAATTTTCCATTATTTTTAATACTTTGCTGTAGAGAAACTGGTTCATTTGGTCTGATTGGATCAATAATATGATTTGGAGTAGCAAAAGCACTATTGTTAGTTGAAGATTTTTCTATTTTCAATTGTTCTGGACTAAATTCCTTCAAATACCATTTATTATAAATTTTCATTCTTTGAATCTTTTGATTAGATACGTCATAATTGAAATGAATAATATATGGATTTGTTGGTTTTAAATCTCTAAAATACTTACCATTTGGGAATTCATCTTGGCTAAAATATTTGTGTCTTATAGTTGGAGTAAACCTTCTCAAATATTGTTGGTCATTAGTAAATGAATCTATATTTTTTCGAATTGTTTTGAAATCAGTAATACTAAGAGTATTACTATTTGATTTCATCCAAAAGAAGCCAGTACACATACAACATCTTTCATTTGCCTTTGGTGAATCATTTTGTATGAATAATTCAGTATCGGGATTTTGTTTCAAAAGAGTTTTTATTTTGGGCATTGGATTTTTTTCGAATACAATATCGCCATCGACAAAAACAATATCATTACCATTTTTTAACTCTTTGTGTATTGCAGCATATTTATAAGAAGTTAAATTAGCCCAGTCTTTTTTACCTTCAATATCATTATTTTGGGGTGCTTTATATTCTATAAAAGAATGTAATTTGTCTTCAGCATCAATTTGATAAACTTTATTATTTGGAAACTCTGATCTAAACAAATTGTAAGAACTACTACCAATACAATATATATGTAACAAAGTTTCAATTCCAAGTCTTTTCATTGATTCTAATAAATTTTTGGTATAATGCATGTAACCGTCATTTGTTAAAGTTATCATATTTGTATTTTCAAGAATATCATATACATTGTCTTTGAAATATACTTTCCATCCTACTCCAATTCCACTTATATTATTTATATTCCAAGAATTTTTACCTTTTTCATATGATATATCTGAATTTACATAATAATTACAAGCTTTACCAGCAAGATGCCTCTCATATTGAATTTGATTAGAAACAGTACTTCCCTCAGATCCTATAAAAATATCACTTTGTTCACATATATATTTTTCTATTAGAAAATGGAATACTTCTGGTTTATTCATATGACACAAATATTTTTTGGAAATATCATCAGTAAATACAAAATTGAATTTCTCATTTTGTAATCTCTTGAAAAAAGCTGTATCCTTTCGGTCTGCCATAATATAAATTGGTATCCTTCTATCTGGATTAAATCTATTTAATTTTACCATAAAATTATCATATTTACCACTAAAAAAATTCTCTATTTTGTCTGGAGTATGTTTTAAATCACCAAATCTAAAATGAACACTTATATATTTTTTGGGTAGTTCAATTGATTCAAAAGTGTCTTTAATAAATCCTGAAAAATTAGTTAAAGATGCGCAAATTTTTGACATTATCATAAAGTTTTCTGGACTTGTGTAAAAATTATAAAAACACCTACTTGCATTGGATCTTGTTAATTGAATATATTTTTCTTTAAAATCAGATGGCTCTAATTCGTGTAGTTTTCTATAAGACAAATATGTAGCATCACAATCTTTTCTTAAATCTTTATCACAAAAAACGACTCCAGAAAAATTTCCTATATTCAATGTTCTTATTGAGCCTTGTTTTTTTATTATATTCATCTTATTATTTGCTTCAGAACCATAAAATACTTCTATACCTTGTGGCAAATATTGCCTATAATCATCGTCAAAAAATTCAAGAATCTTTCCATAATTCCAATTTGCACTTCCTATATGACATAATGCATGACGCACAATTAATATTAGTCTTCTGTTTGTAACATTTGCAAGATATATTGCAGTTTCAAGTGAGAATAACTGATTACAAAATCCAACACCCGAAAATAATTCGTATACAAGATACTTACCGTTTACAATCATAAACTAAAAATACAAAATTCTAAGTCCAGTATGTCGCACTTTTGTTTTTTTATATGTGAAACTATTTAATGATTGTCTTATATATTTTGATATTAGTTAGTATTTATTTTTTATTAGTCTCTAAAAAAAACTTAGGATATCTTGAAACACATTTCAAAAATAAAACTATAAACAAAATCTCTACAACAAACTACATATATTCAATTCAATCAGCAAATACCTTGAAGCAAAAACACATGTTTCCAAAAATTTTTGATTTTCAAGAAGAATTACCGCCCAATTCATATATTTGTATTGCTAAAAGTACAAAACAAGAACATATAAATACATGTGTTGGAAAATTAGCTTTAATACCTTGGAAAATTCCGACCAAAACTTTTAGTAATACATTATATATTGGGAACCATCTTGAAGTTTTATATGAACACAGGAATTATGGTGTTGCTAATCAAATTATATCAAAAAGTGTGAAAAAACTTAGTTCTCAAGGAGGATTTGGTATGTTTTCTACTAATTTTGAACTATCTATTCCACAAAATAAGGTGTATCAAATTTATTGGACAAAACAAAAACCAAATTTGAACTTATGTTCCATATGTTCAAATTTGATTAAAATCAACTTCAATCAAATTTCTTTCGATAATTATCCAAACCATCCATGGTTAAATGTACCACTAAAACAAAGAAAAACCTATTTAAAATATCTGGAAAGTACTAATATTCACTTTTTTCAATTAAAAATAGATAATAAAGCAATTATTATAGCTGTCCAATCTATTATTGATTCATATAATCACAAAGTATCAAATATAAAATGGTTCTGGGGAAATAAATCTTATGTTCAACAAGAATCTTCTTTATATTCAATAACGAAGATTCTTGGTGATGATTATATTAGTATACCAACAATAAATAAGCCAAAAAATACAAATATATGGGACAAATCTATTTGTTATTTTTATGTTAAACCTGAAAAAATTAATTTTAAATCATTAACAGATTCAAATATATATGGTTGGTTTTTGGATCGTTGAATTTTTTTATTTGCTATTATTATGAAAAGAAAAGTTAGTCCTAATGCACAACAAGGTCGTACTCCACCAAGAACACCAACAACAACACCACCAACAACACCAGAACCTCCAACACCTCCGACACCAGCATTCCATGGACCTCCATCATTTGTAGGACAACCATTACCAACAACACCAATATCACAAGTATCCAGTCAACCAACTTCACCACCATACGCTCCAATAAAAACCAGAACAAAACCAAAATTACCAAAAATAACAAAAAAAGACCAAGGTAAAAAGGGGGGAAATAAAAAAACCAAAAAGGTCAGACGTTTAAAATTAAAAAAAACAAAAAGAAAAACTAAGTTATTTAGGAAAAAATAATTTATATTCGACAATATGGGTGATAAAAACTATGATTTCCATATTGCATTTTGCTGTCCAGTTAGAAACTGTGGTAAATATCTTTCCTCAATATTCAAAAATATTGGTTTATTAAAAGCAAATCCTAAATATAAAATTTCATGTGTGTTTGCATATGATCATTGTAGAGATAATTCTGGTGAATTACTTTTAGAATATATGAAAACAGACCCACAAAATATTTATGTAAAAAGTATAGAAAATAAGAATGTATTAAGAACAGCTAGAATAGCTACTGCAAGAAATGCGTGTATTGATGTTGTTTATAATGAACTCAAAAATGTGGATTATCATATCATGATTGATTGTGATGATGTTAATATCTACAAATGGGATGTTGATCTATTAGACAAATATTTTCGTAATTTTGATAATGATGATTGGGATTGTATATCATTTAAAAGAGATAAATATTACGATGTTTGGGCTTTATTAATAGATAACTATCGTCATCAATGTTGGGGATTTGGACCTTATTCCAGAAAGGCTGTATCTTTAATGAAAAAACATGTTAATACAAAATTGAGAAATGCAAGAATACACGGAAAAAATAGTATTGAATGTTTGTCCGCATTTCAAGCATTTGCAATTCATAAAACAAATAAGTTCAAAAATATTAGATACGATGGGTTTTATTCAAATGTTAAGAAACTTATAACAAATGAAGAGCGTGAAAGCACATTCAAAATGTTTCGTGAAAAACATGGATGTGAAATTTATGAACACGATGGTTCACGAATTCTTGATAACAAAAAGGGGTGTAAAGAGGAATGTTGTTGTGAACACATATTTTATAATGTTTCAGCAACAAGACAAAATGGGTGTAAAATTAAGATTTCAATATTCAATTATTTCTTAATGAATAAAGGTAGAGGAGTAGAATTTACAAATGATTAGATAAGCCTATATATGGATAAATTATAATTTACTACGAATCAGATTTATCCAATATTTTAGATAAAATTTTTCTTTTGACTTTAATATAGTCTGTTTTGATTGCTCAACTAATTTATCTATCGACGAAATATTGTCCCAATCTTTCAAAATAATAATTGGCATATCTTTATAAATAACATCTAATGGAGATGTTTTCACAATTGGTATAGATCCTAAAAACATTGCCTCGTATGTTCTATGACAATCTAAACCATTACCATGAGGTGAAACAATGAATTTGTAATTTGTTATATTATTCCAAGTCTCATTTCTGGGACATCTTTTTTTCAAAGTATAATTAAAGGGTTTATTTTTCAAAGCTTTTACAGCAAAATGTCTATCTTTATTATGTCGTTTAAACATTTTAAAGTGAAAAAAGGAAAACGTCTTATTAGTCCTAATATCAAACGCATTTGCGTCTTGTGCTATATTCATTAATTCTTCTTCTTGTTGTAAGGCTGTTTTTACAGGCCCCCAATCCCATAAGCATTTTCCAGTTTGTACTGTATGATAATCTATACCCAATGGTATTGCACTAATTTTTTCATGTGTATTATTATCTTTTAAGTCATAATTTTGGGAAAACCAATGCTTAATACAACTATTATTAGCTATTTTTTCTATATAATCTATTTTATGTTTTTCGGACAATTCAGTTGGAACGCTTGTAATAGATGAACCAGTTACAAGAACTATTTTTATATTATTACTTTCAATATCTGGTAAAATATTATTTACAAACTTATTTAATACACTCGAAACTACATATACTATATCATTATCCTTGATATTTTTGTATATAGAAACTGGGAAATTGGTAGTATCCGATACAATTTTGTGTGGATATATATCACAACTATAAGCTATTCCTCTTGAAGATACATATAAACAAAATCTCTCATTAGAGTTCATTTCATCTTTTTTGTTTACTATATTAGCCATTAAATTTATTTATATTTTATAACTTATTTGTTTTTACTAACATTATGTCTGGGAAATGTATCTATATTTTTAATATTTATATACTTACTTAATTTCTGAATATCATCATTTTCAATATCATAACTAATAAATTTAGCATTTTCCTGCGTTTCAAAAAAATCTTCTACATCTTTGTAATGTTTTTTAACAAAATTTATAAAACCCTCATCTGTTTTATCATCAATTAACTCTGGATTAAATTTGTATAATCTATTATGTAGACCCTTTCTCTTAAAAGAAGCTAAAATTTTGTGAGGGTCTCTTTTGTTAAGAATAAAAATTGCATCCTCGTTTTCATAATATAATTGTTTATAATCAACTAATTGTGGCCAATAACATTTAGTTTTGGAAATACATACATCCATTTGTGTTATAGCATCTGGTTTTGTAAGGCTATTTAATAATGGTAATCCTTTTTGCTTATTTTTTTGAATAGTTCTCCCTATAAATAGATGATTATTACCAAGTCCACCACCTTTACACCAATGTATTGTTTTATATCCTAATTTCTTAAAAAGATGATAAAATGATAATGTTCCCGATTTTGGAAAACCTATTAATAGTATCATAAATAGTATTATATTATTACTATAGTTCAAATGTTCAAATTACTATTTTTTATCGCAATTGTGCATGGATTTCAAAGAAACTATAATAAGTACAATAGACCATATTCTAAACCTTTTAATGAAGTCGGAGATTTATCAGGAGATTATCAACTGAGTGGATTGTGGAAAATCCAAGTAGAATCATCAGAATCTTATAAAGATGTTAAGATTCCGAATGAAATATCATGGAGTGGTAATAAATGGTCATCCCCAACCAGAAATAAAATCAAACTTATTTATGACTCTTTTTATGTTAATCTGGAGTCTTGTGGTAAATTTTCAAGTCCTATTAGTCGTGACAAATCCGAATTTAGAGGAACCTGGTCTTGTAATAATAACGAATTAATTATGTGTAGATGTGAATATGGTTATAATTCTATAGAATCTTATAATGGAGTCTATTTGCCAGAAAATGGTACTATATGTGGTACTTTTACATTTGGAGCAATTGAACCATTTTATACAGGAACCTTTAAAATGACCCAACTTCTTACATCATTTAATCCTATAATAAAAAATGTAGATAGCTTAAAACTCACTAATCTTTTGACATTTAGAACCCATAAAATTGCTGGTAACTGGCAACTAACTTTTGAAAGTGATACACTTTTTTCAAATTATAATATAGTCCTTCATAAGAATCTTACATGGGAAACTACAAATAATCTTGGAAAAATTGACTATAAACTTGCTGGAAATTGGAATATATATAGTGAATCAATTGATATTACATCTGGAATTCATGGGCAAGGTCATAAAATATGGTTATGGGTAAGACGTTTTGGTAAAATTCCTACAATCAGTAAAGGAGTTAATTTAGAACAAGACCGGTTATATATAGGAGTCATTAGCCCTTCTCCAACCAGAAATAAAACGGGTCAATGGTATAATTTTGAATTTCAACGTAATGAACCAGAACCAAGAAATATTAAAGGGGACGTTTGTATTGGATGGACAACTGAACCACATTTTATAGGTACTTTTATAATGAAACCTGATTTTGATATAAGAGGAGGGTGGGATTTTGATACAAGCCATATAAATAGTGATTAAAACCTTAAGAAAATAACTCATACTACTTCTCTACTTCATCCCATAGCTTCACCAATTTATCTGCATAAACTACCTCGTTTCCTGTCCAGCCAGTCATAATAGCACCTCGATACGTTGTCTGAGGAATAATAGCATCGTTATATCCCGCCGTTTGAACCATGAAAACATTTACTTTCGGATTTAATGTTCTACGATAGTTAGTTATTAAGGACATTACATCGATGTATCTTTGTGTCATGTCTCTCCTCTTCCCCCATTCATATTCTTCTTGCATTTCAGGGTCTAAACCATACAGTCCACCATGACCAGCCTGCATGTCAGAATAACAGAAGAAATGATTGTAACTATAGTTTGTATGATTATTGAATGCTCTTTTAAAGAATAACCAAATACCGTTCTCGGTAGAACCACCAACGGTTTTTCCTAGTTCACTAATCTCCTCATACTGCTCAAGAAACGAACGACTCTTGTCTACAGTATACTCGTGTAATCTATCTCCAAATACACCTACAACCCCTTTTCCAGTACATGATAAAGCAGTTAGTAAAGCAGATAAATTTCCAATGTCTGCTACACTGCGTTTACCATATTGTGAAGTACATATGCCATGTGCGGATCCACTGTTGTCACTGAGGGCAATAACATTTCCTTGTAAAGAAGGAAAATTTTCAATCGACTTTTCTAAACATTCTTGTAAACACTTTTCCATCATTTCGAAATAAATTGGCTTGATAGGAGGCTTTTCCTTTGGAGTATAACCCTTCTTATTTATAACTTTCTTAGCTATAGGTTCTGTATTAGTATTTTCAACTTTTGAAGCATTCTTACATTCTTCATAAGCTGAAATATAACGATATGGAAATTGCTTACCATTCTTTACACCAGATAACAGCATAGAACAGTATTTTTTCATATACTCATTACCAGGATTGCTTTGAGCAAACCCACGCATATTTCGAAGAGCTGCCATATGTGGTATACGACCATTCATGGCATCAAATGTTTCAACCCATGATTTTCCTTGAGACCTATGTTTTTCCCAAGTAATTGCTGATTCATCTAATACCAATTTCCCATTTTTCATCAAAGGACCCAAAACCTTTGTTTTTTCAACCACATTCTTTTTTGGATGACTTATACGAGTCATGTCGATGATATTGCGTGAATATTTACCCGCATGATATGATGTAAGTTCACTTAACCTATCCCCAAATGCTCTTTTCATAAAACTAGGAAACTTACTCTTACTTCCATGGAGTGATTTCCATGCATCTAAAATAGATTTCATATCTCCAGGTAAAACACAACACTTCTTTACAACATTTCGAAAAGCTTTTGGATTCTTTTTGTTGAACTCTATTCGCCCAGGATGAGACGCTGCAATAGCTAAAAGTTGCGCTGGAGTTTTACGCATAAAGAATTCATTTCTTGTTTTATCTGCTTCTGCCAAAGTTGCCTCAAAATCATAGTCAAGAGCAAGATTAGCCGCTTTAAAGAAAGCTTCTTGTCTAGACATTAAACAGTATTTCGGAAACATAACATGATTTCCTAGTTGACTTAATACTTGTTCTGTTTTTTTGTTTTTTTCTTCTTTTCTTTTTTCTTTTTTAGTATCCCCTTTACCAAAAGGCATATAGTAGGACGGTTCTCCTAAAAATTGTGAACACAAAGGCAGTCGGAGAGCTTGAATTGGATTGAATAATTCATAGCATTCACCTCCCATAAAGTTTTTGTGACTATCAGGACAACTCATCTTGATTTAATATAGTGATTAATATTTATATTTCTTTAAACCTTTCATTTTTATGTACAAAAACATAAAAAAAGATGTAGTCGAGAAGAGACTATTAAATTCTGATATTTAAAATATATAAGCATTTTGATGAAATCAAGAATTTCCGCTTCTTCTCTTCCATAATTGTATAATTGTATAATTTTTATAATTGAAGTATCCATTCTAACCGCTTCTCTTATGACCGCATCGGGTCAAATTTAGGGGGGCAAGAGAGGTATTTTATAATGGAGTTTTGTAAGAGTTTTTTATATTCTAGTGAATGTTTATATATATTAATTTGAGGAACTAGAATATACCGCTTCTTCACTTTATTTATATTATTTTGTCCTTATATACTATTTTATAATAACCAACCTTCAGCAGTAGCACTCGTATCAGACTCCCAGTTTTCGTAGTCAGACACAATAAGGTAACCCTCATCAAGGTAGTCTAAGAAGGAGTCTTTCTTCCAACTTGAAATTACCAATTGTCTTGAACATTGTCTACAAGTACAAGCACATCCATATAGTTCACATTTGTTTGTATTATGTGGTTCTTGACTGGCAGCTACCCACCAACTTGGATCTTCAAGACTTTTTGGTCTGTTTTGAATATGGCGTACACAACATTGACAAGTTTTCAAAATTTTAACCATATAATCTTGGTCATTTACCAATTCCGCTAACATATCTGTGAAACTTGTCCATGTTCCCTCGTAATATACGTTTCTTATTAAATAATTTAATCTTGATTTAACACCATTTAGACGAATTTTATGAAAACATTTTGAAAATAATTCTCTATGTTCAGGATTATATTCATATATTTTGATTTCTAAGTCCTTTGGTAAATTCAAAAACTCCATTATACAAATAATGAAACACTTATAACCGTCTTACATTTACTAATTCTATTTACCATATAATTTGAAAATCTTAATCATTTTTTTTTATTTTACAACATAACCAATTACAAATCTAATACCAAAAAAAAGTGTTGTGGCAAATACAATATTAATCACATCTTCTACTATTTCTTCATCTAAAAACATATTAATAATTTATTAAAATTAATTAGTCTTTAATATGATTAACCAATTAATAAATTGTTTATTCCATTAAATTTATAAGGTGGAATCTCCAAATTTAAAGGAGCTGGGCCTTTGCGTATACGTCCTGAAACATCATAATGACTTCCGTGACATGGACAAAACCAGCCATCATAGTCTCCGGAATTTGCAATCGGAACACAACCTAAATGAGTACATATTCCCATAACAACTAACCATTTTGGATTGTCAACTCTTTGTGAATCACTTTGTGGATCTCTAAGTTCTTCTAATAATACTGATTCAGAACATAATATTTCTTGTGGAGTTCTATGCCTAATAAATACTGGTTTTCCACGCCATTTTACAGTAATAGTTTGTCCTTCTTCTATATTGCTAATATCAAATTCGGCACTTGCTAAAGCCAATACATCTTTTGAAGCAGACATTGTAGATATAAATTTTAATACACTTATACGCAACGCAGAAGCATATATAAACTTGTTGTTAGCCATTATTAAATATGTAAATCCTCTATTTTCGGAAGAGTCGTATTTGCCATTTTTTTGTATCCTGTCTTTTACAAACGAATTATCAACTGAAGCAAAAGATGATGCTACATTTATAAATCTTTTTTTATAGGAATAATTATTAAAATATCTAAAATGTTTTGAAATATGAGACAAATAGTTCATTATATGTTAATAATTATTTAATAATTATTAATACTTCTCATTTTTGTATAAAATATGGATTTAATAAAAATAAGTAAGTAATATGCCAAAATTTAAGGATTATCCAGAATTTACTCCAAATCTGACTCCAAAGCAAATTTTTTCATTCGGTAGTTTTATTGACCAAGGTGGTTATTGGAGAAACATTTATTCAGATGTTTTGCACCACTACTTGAGTAATCAACACAAAGAATTCAAATTTTTGAAAGATGTGCCAGAACATTTACTAATAAATCCTGAAAAAAACTACAAGAAGTATAATAAATATTCTGTAAAGTGCGGTTCTTCTTTACAAGATTGGGAATCAAAAGGTTGGATTCATAAGCAAGATCCTTATGGTTGGGTACAATGGTATTGTAGATTTTATAATGGTAGAAGAACAGAGGATGATAAACGACAAATAAAGCGTTGGTTAAATTTAGCTGGACCTAAAGGAAGATTTAGAAACTCTCTTATAAACAAAATAAAAGATAAAAAAGCAAAATTTAATGATGAATCTATATCACCTGTTATAAGACAAACATTACAACATTGGGGATATAGATTAACACAAACAGATTTTAATCGAAATAGATTATGATATCATGTTAAAAATCCGGATTATCAAAATAACCAGTATTTGTAATATAAATGAGTAATGTCAAAAATGATGATGAAAAAATAAGTGCAATAATACCTGTTAGAAAAGGTAGCACACGTTGTAAGAATAAAAATATAAGAAACTTTGAAGATACTAATTTATTAAAATTAAAAATAGAAACATTGAAGAAAGTCAAAGGAATAGATGAAATTATTGTTAGTACCGATTGTGATAATATGATAGAACAAGCACTAAAATTAAATGTTAAAGTTCATAAACGAGATGTATATTATGCTAGTTCCGAATGTCCAAATTATGAATATTGGACACATATAGCTAAAAATGTTGGAGTATATGATAATTTTATGATGATAAATGCAGTGTCTCCATTAATTGATATACAAACTATTCAAAGATTTGTAGAAACATTTTTTGAAAGTAAATTAAAAAATATGGTTACTGTCAATAAACAACAAAGATTTTTTTGTAATTCAATAACAAAAAATGGTATTAATTTCAATTCTAAAAAAACTCCAAATAGTCAAGAACTAATCCCTTTATCAGAAATCACCTTTGGTATTTGTATTGCTACTAGAAAAGATATTATAAAATATAAATGTATTTATGGAAAAAATCCTATATTTTTTGATTTGGATGATATATCAAGTATAGATATTGATACAAACTCTGATTTCATTAAGGCAGAACTCTTATACAAAAATAATATATTAAATGAAAATCTTTGTAAAATGATTTTAGAAAAAAGAACAGATAAAATAAAATTACTTGATTGTACTATAAGAGATGGTGGATATCGAAATAATTGGGAATTTTCAGATGAAGAAGTTTTAGATTGTTATAAAGCTGTTAGTGAAGCAGATTATGAATATTTTGAGATTGGATTTAGAAGTAACAAAAAATTGTTAAAAAATAAAGGAAAATGGTGTTATTCAACGGAAAAACATGTAAATAATATTTTCAAAAAATACAATGGTTGTAAAATAGCAGTTATGGCTAAGATTGGTACATTAACTATAGATGATTTTATTAAAAAAGACAAATCAAATGTTACTTTGGTAAGAGTATTATTAGCTAGGAATACTCAAGAAAATGGAAAATCAAAAAGTTATTATAGTAAATTAGATATAAGAAAAGCTAAAACTTTTTGTCAACAATTAATAGATTATGGTTATGAAGTCACTATGAATCTTGGATGTGGAGATATTATTAATGATGATGAAATAAAAATAATAGCTTCCGAATTTCATAATGTAAAAATAAGGGCATTATATTTAGCTGATACTTACGGTGGATTTAATACTCAAAATATACCAATTCAATTACATAAATTTTATTATGAATTCAATAAATATAAGTCAAATATTCATTTTGGATTACATTGTCACAATAATAATGAAGATGCTTTAGAAAAAACAAAAACTGCAATATATCATGGTTGTACTATGATTGATAGTTGTATTGGAGGATTAGGAAGAGGAGCAGGAAATTTAAAATCAGAGCAACTTATTTCATATTTATACAAAGACAAAAAAACAATGTATATAAAAAGAATAACTCCAATAATTGTTTATTTTGATAAACATATCTTATCAAAAATAGATTATCAAAAAAATTTATATGGGGTCTTTTTTGCACATCCATATTATATGATTTCAGGTACACTTTCTTTGCATCCAAATTATATTACTGAAATATTATCTATGAATACAAATTTAGAGAATGATATTGAATTAATTGTAAATTTAGATAAATATACAAGAGAAAATAATGAAAGAAATTATGATAAAAATTTAATCAAAAGGCTGAATATCAAACAACAAGAATTAACAAAAATAAGGAAACAAAAAGTCATAATAACATATAGTTGTTATAATCCACATTTATGTTTACTAGAATCTATTCAAAGTTTATATGATTTACAAATAACAACTAAATATGATTATAAAATAATCTGCATAGATAATGGCAGCAATATTCTATCAACATATGATATAATTAAAAATAGGTTTCCACTTGTTGAAATTATATACACAAAAAATGAAAATTTTGAATATGGTGCATATAAATATGCTTTAAAAAATTTTCCCAATTTTGATATTTATTTTTGTTTACAAGATACAACAATAATAAAAAAACAAATAGACCTAAAATTAATTAAGAATAATTGTACATATACATTTGGTCAATTTTCTGGATTTCGTCTTCATAAAAGTATTAAAACAGGAGACAGTTATGACAGATTAATGAAAAATATTAATTTAGATATGGGGCATATTCGGAATATTATTGATTCAAACTTTAATATTGCTCGTCATAATATGTTTATTATTACAAAATCAGATTTACATGATTTATTTGAAACCTTAACAAATCCCCCTATAAAAGGAGTGGATACTAATTTTTATGAAAGATTATTTGGAATGTATTTTATTGTTAAAAAAATAAAAACCATAAATATACAAAATAATATTTATAAAGTTCCTAGATATATAAGAGCCCATCTTGGTGACCCTCCGCTTCAGAAATCTGGTAAAGCCCTTGAAAGGTTCAAAATTATGTGCAAAAAAGACCCCGAATATAAGAAAAATTAAAATTAATATAAGCATACTCCTTATCTATTTTTAAGACAAACTACGTAAAACATATATAACTCTCGTTTTTGTACCATTTATTGGTTTTTTTGAAATAATTTCCATATATTTTTTTATAGCTTTTTCAAAATTGTTAGTATTGTATTTTTCATCATCTTTCTTTTGTCGTTTTTTTATATGATTTAGAGACCTTATAGCTGGATCCTCATTATCTACCCATTCAATAACTATATATTTTTTTGTAAAAGAAATCAAGTAACGAACAATACTATCAAAATTTCTAAAATCAGCTGTCAAAGAAAATATCCAATGTATTATCGCTCCACAAAAGACTACATCATATTTTTCACTAATAATATCACCAAAATTATATATAGATTCATGAATATTCGTTATAGAGGTATATTTTTTTATTGATGCCAAAGTACTAATATATTCTGAATCATGATCCAGACTAACAATATCTTTGAAATTATTGTTATATGCAATAAAACTAGATAATCCTGAATTACAACCTATATCAACAATAGTATTACAACCTTCTTTATTTAACTTATCAAAAAGACTATTTATATAACTAAATTTATCGACATATATTCCTTTAAATGTGATTTTTTTAGTAATAATATTAATCTTAAAATTTTGGTACCCTGAAACAAACACTTCATTTCCTTTAATCTCAATCTTAGGTGTTTCAGATTGGGACCCTATCTTTCTTTTTGGATCTCTATAAATATCCATATAATCATATTATATATATTTATATACATATATGAGTATATCTGAATTACATTTGATAATATATTGTAAATGTCATTTCTCTGATTTAGAGACTAAAATATTGTAATTTGTAAGAATGGCTCTACTTTATTATATATATTTATCTATTCCCAATCTTTTAATCACATTTTTATCGCTCAATTGACCACAAGGTTTTTTTTTATTATGTCCCCATATACCAATACCACAGTCTAATTGTTTATTAATTGAACCCCAACCAAAGTCACATAAGTATATTTTCCCATTTTTATCAACTAGCAGTTCTCCTTTTTTTATATCATTATGTTGAATGTTAACACTATCTAAATCATTCAGTATTTTATTAATTTGTTCTATAACATCTTTTGGGCAATTATTCTTAGTTAAAGGTATTCCACAATATTTGTAAATTAGTAGTTTTTTTTGATCATAATTATATAGCAATGTTGGAAACCAACTAAAGCGATTTAATATTGAAGCAATATGCTTTTCTCTTTTATAAACGTGGTAATTATCAAAATGTTTTATAAATTTAAAAAATATTCTATCTATTCCTGTATATTCTTTGAGCCAGCTATCAATATTGTTCCACAAATTACCGGTTATTTCAAAACTATTGATGATGCTCTTCAGTTCGGAGTAGTCAGTAACACAATTTATATGAAAAGTTTCAGAAGTCGCTCCTTGGTTTGGTTTATTCATTAAACAGAAGAAATATATACACTAAAAACACTTTTTTAATTTACGTATATTTGAAAAGTATTGAAATACAGATTACTCCAAAAAACTAATAAATGGGCTCAGCAGGGAATCGAACCCTGGGCCTCCTGCACCCAAAGCAGGAATCATACCACTAGACCACTAAGCCAAATTTGAATCCTTAATAGGATTAATATAGTTGAATCATTTTGGTCTTATATTGTTTTTAATTATAAAATTTTATAAGAGCCATGATTGATACAGGGAATATAAATAATTATGAAATAGGAAAGCATTTAATAATTGAATCGAGTATAAATTATAGTCTTATAAAGTATACCGTCATAGTTCAATATTATAGCATTTCCATTATGTATATCCTAACCTCAATTTCCACACCCCCCTCCGTTATTGCCTCCATTATTGCCTCCGTTATTTACATCACTTGGTTTAATTCTATAAGAATACATTGGTATATTTAATAAAACAAAAATGTCTCATTATATTGTATGCAATTAAAACATTTTTTATAAAATAACATATTATATGTCAAAATTACTTGTATTATATGTTTTTCATATATATAATGATAGAGTTGAATATTTTATTAAAAATGCAATATTTAAAGATGAAAATGTTGATTTTCTCTTGATATGTAATAGCACTTCTATAAAATTTGATTTTCCAAATTATGTCAAAATTATTTTTAGGGAAAATAAGGGTTGTGATTTCGGTGGATGGAGTGATGGTTTGTTAACAAATGATTTATATAAAGACTATGATAATTTTATATTTGTAAATTCTTCTGTAAAAGGTCCATACTTAGATTCTAATTACAAAGGTAAGTGGACTGATAAATATATAAATGGATTAAAGAATAACGTAAAACTATTTGGCAGTACAATAAATACTATGAATGGTCTTGAAAATTGCTCACTTTTTTGGAATATTGGCCGTGGAAACCAATATATATTACATAATGACAAGATATCTCCAACTGAAAACCTATTTAATGTTAACACAAAACACAAAATTGACTTAAAAACAATTGAACGTAAAAGCAAGATATTAAAACTCAAATATAACAAACTAGGTTATGCGCATGTTCAATCATATATATTTTGTATTAACAAAGAAACATTGGAATACTTAATAGAAAAAAATATATTTAGTAATACTCAATATACTAAAACTATTGTGGAAACAATAATATGGAAAGAAATTCTTATGTCTAGATTAATAATTGAAAAAAACTGGAATATAGGTTCATTATTTAAGAATTATGAATGTATTGATTTTACATTTAGTAACAAAATAATTTATGACGAAATAATTTATGACGAAATAATTTATGATATATGGAATCCAATAATTACGAAAACACCAAGGGAAAAAAAAACATTATTTCTTGACGAAGTTGACTGTTATCATGACATAATGTACCCGGAGCTCGAGGGAAAATTGTGGACACGTAATGAATTAGTTTTTATAAAAGGAAACAGAGATCGCGTTAAGGGAAAAACTCGCACCGTTGCCACGCGCTTCGATGCACTCGGCAAAAAGCACTTTCATATTGTCGAAGCAGCGCCTGGCGACGCAATGGGTCGCCTGGCATCCCGCTGAAGACTATAACATAATTACATAACTATAATAAGTTTATAATATATTATGTATGTATGTTCTGATTTAAATAAAAATAATAATTGTAATTCTAAAAAACTAGGTAATTCTGAATATATTCCAGAACAATACATTGGATTAAAAAATAAAAAATTTTATGGATGGGAAATAGCTCCTTGGGAAATATTTATTTTTAAGGATAAATTATTGGGAGAAGGTAGTTTTGCAAAAGTATACTTAGCAAAATGGAGAGAAACATTAGTAGTTGCAAAAGTAATTAATGAAGATATTTGTGACACATATCAAAAAGAATTTATTCTAAGAGAAACTGATATAATGAGTAAATTACATCATCCTAATATAGTTCAGTATCTTGGATATGTTGACGAACCTTTTATAATTATAATGGAATATATTTCAAATAAAAATCTTCTTGAAAATATTTGTTCTTTAAAAAAAAGCGAAAAAATTCCAATAATGAAAGATATATTACAAGGATTAGCTTATTTTCATAATAGAAGGCCCCAATCTTTAATTCATCGTGATATAAAACCAACAAATATATTGTTAACGCCATCAAAAAGGGCAAAAATAACTGATTTTGGAATATCAAAACTATACAATTTAGAAAGAAAAAATTCATTTAGTAGTGTTGAAAAATGTAGAAATAGTCATGAACCTGATAATGAATTGACTAAAGATGTTGGTACATTACGTTATCGAGCACCTGAAACATTTTTACAAAATTATAAGTATAATTACAAAGTTGACATATATTCGTGTGGTATACTTCTTTACGAAATGTTTGAGACAACACGCCATGTACCAAAAACCGAAATTAAATGGAATAGGTGTCCACCCAAGATAAAAGAGCTTATTAAAGACAATATGTTATGTGAAAATCCAGACAAGAGATTCGATTCCTTGACATTACTTAGGAGACTCAACTCTGTAATAAATGACCCACCAAAAAAGTGTAGAACTAATTGTACTATTCATTGAGAGTTTTTAATATTTTCTCTAAAAAAAAAACCTAAACATAATCCAGTGAATATGAACCTGTTAAAAATCTTATTTTCCAGTTTGTCTTTATTAATATATTCATATGAATTAGGAGTGAGTAAAACTATACAGAAAACCGCAAAATACTCATCACAATCATATGAACATATAAATAAATCAAAATCAAAATCAAAACTAATAACAACATTTGACGATAACATAGGCCTACGAGCATACGAAGATGAAAGGGATTTGGTTTTGACAATTAGAGGTACTACTAATTTAGAAGATTGGAAAGTGAATCTTAATTGTTTATTAGTAGAACATCCACATATACCCAATGGAAATGTTCATAGAGGATACTTACAAAATCTGTTAAATATTATTGATTTACCTGAATTTGAGTACATAAAAATGTGTATTAATAAACAGAATATTAAGAATGTATTAATAACTGGTCATTCGAGTGGAGCGGCTAAAGGAATACTTATAGGTCATTACTTAGCAAAAAGGTTTCATAACGTTAAATTTACTGTAGTTACATTTGGATGTCCCAAAATAGGTGACTTAGATTTTTATAATGATATTGATAAATTACATAATATTAACATAATTTCTATAAATTTTAATGATGACTTTGTTTCGCATTTGGGATTTGGAACAAAAAATTCAGATGTAAAATTAGATATACATTCGGAAAAGTTGTGTTTTAATCTTATAAAGAGCCATTTAATGTCAAGATATGAGGATGCTCTAATTAATAATAAACATAAATATTTTTTTCACGAAACAGGTAATAATGATGAAATATTATTACAAGAACAAATGAATATATTGAATAACATCATCACAGAGATACTTTTTTGAAATAATATTTGTCCGGAATTTTTCTCTTGAAAGAATACTCAAATCTTGATACCTTTCTTTTAGTTTTTTATTATAGAAATAATAGTCTGGATATCGACTAATTATATATTTTTGTATAAAATTGAAACTCCAATTTGGTTTCAATTTTTTTATATTTTCAGTAAGTCTTCTAATATCTTTATCCGATTTTTGTTGAAAATACAAGTTACGAGATATGAAGAATTTGGTATCCCACGAATAGTCTAATGGAGATTTTTGAACACAAGTCCAACATTTACAATTTTTAAAGGTTGTTTTAGGTGGTTCAAATATAATTTCACTATTAACAACCATTTTTCTTTAAAAGTTGAGACAGTTGGTATTTCAAATTATGAATTCAACTTCCTTTCCATTTTGAAATCATTTTTGTGATATTGTCTTATAATGAAGTAATAATAAATAGTAGTATTTATCTGGTAGTGCTTCTCTAAAATGTAAATGATCTGTTCCATCAAAACACATAAAGCCTCCTTTTTCACAATCACATGAAATACATCTATCTTTTGGAACTTGTGGTCCAAAAGATCTTCCAGAATGTTTCTTTTTCTGTTTTACAGTATCAAAGTAAATAGGCCATTTTGAACCTTCTGGTTTGTCTATTAAATATGATACTGTGCGCCAACAATCGGGATTGTCAGTATGTTGTGGAAGATCAGATCCTTGAACATAACAACTTAAATACGTATAAGTTGGTCTTAAATTTTCACCAGTTAATCTTTCAATCAAAGGAAGCAATTCATAATGAAGAATTCTTGCTACAGGATCGTTACGAGTTTTGAAACGTTTTGATTGTCTATCACCAAAAGGGAATTGATTTTTCTCTATACCGTTATTATAGTATTTTGATATAAGATCGACTGCTTGTGGAATTATTGCATTTTCTATAATAACTGGTGTAAATTCATCAAACTTATAAGTATCTTTCAATTTTTCTGAATTAACAACTCCAGAACATTCATTTCTCATATTTTTAAGCGCCATAACAGTTTTTGTAACATCATCCCATCCAGTTCTAATATTACAAAAACTCAATGATTTGTATCCCATTTTTGATATAGTCTTATTATGAAATCTTTCGTATGTACTTAGTAAAGTATTACCATAAGTACCATTATAATAGTTTTCTACTTGTAAACCAGAATTAATTTGAGGTACATAATCTTCTGTACCATCACCTAAAATATTTCCACTATTAGATTGTATAGTTGGTGGCAAAGGGGGTTTTACTTTAAGTTGTGGCGGAATATAATCACAATTCCGTGAACGTTGTCTTACAAATATATGGAAAACTACCAAAGGATCATTTGTTAAATTTGTAATTTTTTTCAAAGCATTTTTTTCACGAGTTGTAGTACCTGGTTTTACATTTTCATATACTAATAAAGACCCTGCTTCTGGTGTATAATTTAAACGATTATTTGTAAAATTATAATTCAAACCTTTATATAAAAATCCACTTATAGTTTTGACACGTTGTCCCATTTTTTCAGTAACAACCTTGGAGTTTTCTCTTTTTTCATCAAATGCATCAAAATGAGGTGAATGTACATATCCTCCCGGATATTGAATTGCACACATTGTTTCAAAATTATTAACTGATTCTCCAGTAATTTGAGAAATTCTATTAATAAAGTGTGTATGTTTTGATGTTGGAATCCACGCTGTTGCTTTTGATGTATCATTTTCAAATTTCATATCTTCTTCTAATCTTTGTAAATCAGCATGTGCAATTACATTTTCATAACTCTTTATTGAAATATTGTAAGTCGTACCTATTTTTGTATTGCTTAAATCAGTAATTTCTACAGCATTACCATCTTGATTCAATGCTTTATACGAAACAGATGCAAATGTACTTCTTGGGGGATCATAAACAACTTTTTTGAAATCATCTTCCCGAAACCACAAATTAAATGCCCATTTTTCACCAGATATTACAGGAGTACCCGCATGTTCCGATAATGGATGACGTTTATTAGTACCTTTATAAGTATTATGAAATACAAGTAAACGACCCGCTTTTGGTTGTACATCAATATTTAGTTTTGTAAATCTTGTTGCTCCCCCTTTTTCTACTGAATTTAAATAACATAAAGCTGTTTTTATTCTTTGTCCTCCCATTCTCATACATCTTCTTGATTTTTCGGAAAGATCGTGTGGCCATCCGTCACAATGATTACGATATTCTTGACTAACATCATAATAAATAACTTGAAACGCTTCTGCATTTATAATCGGTAAATTAACATGATCTGCAATTTGTTTGGATATTCTTGTAGTTACTGCATCATGATTATGACCTATCCAACAATTTTTACCAGTTCTTCCACTTGAAACTTCTCCCTTTCTACCATGCGATACAAGTGCTTGTTTTAATCGACCATTTGCTAAATTAATAAAATGCAAACAGTCTTCATTGCTAATAAAATTATCAATAGTTTCTACATAAGGGTCATCGTGTAATTTTTCATAACCCACTATATTTGATTTTGCTTCAGTTAATAAAGCCATATTCTATATTTATCTTTAAAACTTTTAATGGCGTATTTAAACACAAAATGGATCTTTAAATTTAATGATAATAAAACTAATATTCAATTTGTTGTTAGAGAAGAAAATAATTTTTATTATATAGATTTATTTCTTTTTGAGAAACCCAATATAGGAAATAAGATAACTTCAAAACTAATTAGCTTACCAAATAATGTTTATAGAACAGGTAATATAATTATTGAAAATGGGTTGTGTTTTGATGAATATTCTGTCAAATCTCTTAATTTAATGCTTAAATTCAGGAATAACAAGATTTCACCAGTTTCTTATGTTTCTATAAATTGTGTAAATGAAAACAATCAAAAAGATAGAAATTTTACTTTTAATATGGATTCAATAAAAGAATATGGTAGTTTTGTATCTTAACATTTTTTTTAATTTTTAAGTTTTGTACTTATATTGGAAGATAAACAAGATGAACAAGATAATTTTATTTAATAAAGCCTGTATATATAACAAAGAGAAAAATAAGACGATAATTTTTGGACAATATAATACTAATTTCCAAAATATAATATTAAGTCAAGATATAAACTATGACATAATACATTGCATTAGAAAGGGTAAACATTTTCGTGGTAAAGCTTACAATAATCGTAAATCCAACAATCGCCAAGATTTTGATTTTTATTTAGAATTAGATGGAAGAATTGAGTTTATAAATAAAATTATTTTTGAATATGAAAACAAGGAACAAGAAAACATTATCTTTGAAAATATTGATTTAATTTTTCCATTTGATCTATGTTCTTTATGTTTAAACTCTGATTCTGCAATTATAGTTACAATGTGTAAATGTTTTAATGATTCATATAGATTATACGAATGGATAGAATACAATCTTAATTTAGGATTTTCTGCAATTATTATATTTAATAACGACAATAATCCTGATAAATTTGACAAACAAAGTGTTTATAATAAATACAATCATCACAAACAAAAAATATTTATTTTAGATTTTGATTATAAACCTATTCATTGTATTCATTGGAATAGTATTCAAAAGGTTGCATTTAATATCGGAGTTAATGCTTTAATAAATAAATGCAGTAAAATTGCTTTAATTGATACTGATGAATTTATTTATATACCAAAAGATCCATATATAAATATTGAAAAATTTTTATTACAATTTCCAAAACAAACTATAGCAATTAGAAGTCATTTATTAACCAATAAAGGTGTTAATAATAAAATAAACAATAATGTACTTGATATACCATTATATACGGATCCAACAAAAAATTGGACAAAAGTAATCATAGATAATATTATGTTAAAAAAACAACAACAACAAAATGGATTATTTTTCACTAATACAAGTCATCATCAACAACCTAATCAGTTAATATTAGGAATAGATAAAATATTTTATTTTCACATTTGGCTTAATGGAAGAACAATACATCGTAACCATTTTAAAGAATCAAGTCTTCTTAAAGATGTCAAATATAATTTCAAATCATGAGAAAAATAGTTTTAACAAAATATTTCTTATATTTAAGATGACAATCTTGTTATTCAATGAAACGTGTGTATATGATAAAATAAATAACAAGACTCTACTTTGGGGACAATATAATAAAGCTTTTCGTTCAGTGATGATGGGCTCCGGTGTAAAATTTAAATATATTCGTTCTAATGAAAATCAAAAAAAAAGTTTTGATTTTTATTTTGAATTAGATGGAAGAATTAATTTCATAGAACATATTATTTTTGTATACAAACAAAATTCTGTTTTTATAAATATTTATTTAAACTTTCCATTTGAAGAATCTTATTTATGTTTAAAATCGAATTCAGCTATTGTAGTTACTATGTGTAAATGTATTGATGATTCAAATAGATTATGTGAATGGATAGATTATAATCTTAATTTAGGATTTTCTGGAATTGTTATATTTAATAACGATGATAATTCTGATGAATTTGATAAAGAAATTGTTTATAATAAATATAATGATGAATACAAACAAAGAGTATTTATTTTAGATTTTGATTATAAACCAATTAAAAATATTCATTGGAATAGTATTCAAAAGGTTGCATTTAATATAGGAGTCAATGCTTTAAGAAATAAATGTGCTAAAATTGCTTTAATTGATACGGATGAATTCATCTATATGCCCAAAAATCCATATATGAATATTGAAAATTTTTTATTGCAATATCCAGAACAAGTGGTAACAATTCAAAGTAATATATTAACTAACAAAAATCTTGGAGATAAAATAGACAACAATGTACTGGATATAGCATTATATATTGGTGAAGATAAATATACAAAAGTTATTTTAGATACAGTTTTATTAAAAAAATGGCCATTTCAAGGAATATTTTTTAATACAAAAGGCCATCATAATCAAAGAAATCAGTTAATATTAGAAAAAGATGACATAATATACTATCATTGTTGGATTAATCACAGAACTATTTATAAACCATTCATGACAAAAATAAATTGTCTAAAAGATATGAAATCACAAAACAAGAAATGGCCAATAATAAAAGCAAATAGAAAAGATTCTGAAATTATAATTTATGATATATGGAATCCAAAAAGTACGCAATTCATTAAAGCTAAACCCATTCAAACATTGTCTTCACCCCAAGTAAAACCCATTCAAACATTGTCTTCACCCCAAGTAAAACCCATTCAAACATTGTCTTCACGCCAAGTAAAACCTATTCAAACATTGTCTTCACCCCAAGTAAAACCAATACCATATGGAAGACGTATTAATGAGGTCAAACCATCAATACATATTGATATGAACAAGACATGTTCGCTAAATTCGGATGAGAAAATTGTATTAAAAAAACTTCTTAGTCGTAGTAATATTGACCTTTCAGTTATAACAAGAGACTATGAATTGCTAGGAAATCGCATAAATAGAATAATGCGTATTATAAATATTTGAAGTTTTTAATATAATCTTCCAAAAAATGAAAGTTATATATATATCTTTTGTGTTTTATTAATAGAAACAATTATGAAATATAAAAGATAATTATTAAACAAAAATAATGGAAGATGATTATGAATTATTTGGACTAGATAAAAATAATGTTTCCAAAAAAGATGCAACAAAAGCCTATTATAATATGGCATTATTGGTTCATCCTGATAGAAATGCTTGTTTAGATAGAGATATTGGAACACAAGAAATGATTAATGTTACAAATGCTTATAATAGAATAATGTGTGATATAGAATCAATAAATGAGAACAAAATAATATGTGAATCGAAAGATTTAACAGAATATCAAAAAAAAGAACTTTCGAATCTTGATAAAATAACCAAAGAAATGCCAAGTTTTATGGATATATACATTGAAACACATGATGATATTAAAAAATTCAACAAGGCTTGGGAAAATCGTAGCATTGAAAAGAAAGAAAATGATTATTTATTGAATTCATCAACTGGTTATAATACTGTTAAATCAGAATATGCTGATTTATCATTTGAAAATCTTTCTTATAGTCCATATATAGTAGAATCTACTGATGAATTAACTAAATTTACTAAACCTAAAACAGAGATTATATCTATTGATGAACTTAGTTCTTTTAATAATATTAATACAAGATGTTTTGACTATAAAGAAGCTTTCGGTATACCTGAATTTCTTGTTGATAGAATACCATCTGAAAGTATAGAAAAATTCAATAACGAAGAAGATTTGGAATTAGCATTTGAGAAGAAATGTAAGGAGATGGATAATATATTTATATAATGTCGATTATTATTTCACTTAATAAAGATGGTTTATTTGGTTTTAATGACCAATTGGCTTATAAATCGAAAACCGATTTAAGTATATTTTCAAGACTTACTAAAACATTTGGTAATGTTGTTATGGGTAGTAAAACATGGTATAGTTTACCTGAAAACATGCGTCCTTTACCAGACAGATTAAATATTGTTATTACAAGAAAACCAAGTGAATTTCCCAAAAAAAGTAATGTAGTCGTTGTTAATAATATTAGAGAGGCTTTTGGTATTGTTGAGGAGCCTTGTTTTATTGGGGGTGCTTCTATTTTGGAATGTCTTTTCAATGATCCAATGTTCAATAAAATAAGTAAAATGTATATTACAGAATTTGATGATTCTGTTGAGGCTTTGCCAAATGGTGGTAAATTTTTAGAGTTGCCAACAAATAATTTCAAAGTAGTTTCGTGTTATTCTAGTGAATCTGCTGAAGTGACTATGTATTCTGGAGAGGTAAAGAAGATGAATATGAAACATATTACTTATAGTAGACTATATTCACCTATTTCTAATCTTGAAGAATCTTACGAAAAAATTTATTTGGATTCTATGAAAAATATTTTAAATTTACCATTAAGAACTGGTCGCAATGGAAAAACATATTCTACATTTGGTTTACAATTTAAATATGATTGTTCAAATGGTCAAGTACCATTAATAACAACAAAACAAATGGCGTGGAAGACTTGTATTAAAGAATTATTATGGTTTATTACTGGAAATACTGATAATAATAAATTGACTGAACAAAATGTTAGTATATGGACAAAAAATAGTACAAGAGAATTTCTTGATTCAAGAGGATTACTTATGAATAAAGTTGGAGACTTGGGTCCAGTTTATGGTTTTCAGTGGAGACATTTTGGTACTCAATATAGGGGATGTGATGAAAACTATAAGGGTTGTGGTTATGATCAATTAAAAAATTGTGAACATATGTTAAAAACTGATCCATATTCTCGAAGAATTATTATGAGTGCTTGGAATCCTTTACAACTACATCAAATGGCACTTCCTCCATGTCATATATTAATTCAATGGTATGTATCTAATAATAGAAGACTTTGGCTTCAATTTTATCAACGGTCTGGAGATATGTTTCTTGGCATTCCTTTTAATATGTTTAGTTATTCTATTTTGTTACATATTATGAGTCAAAGAACTGGTATACCAGCTGGAGGAGTTGTACATTCAATTGGAGATGCTCATGTATATTCCGAACATACTCAAGCAGTTTTGAAACAATTATCAAATCCAATTCAGCAACAACCAATTATAAAAATTGTAAGTAAAGAAAATTGGGAAGATTATTCAATTAAAGACTTTGAATTATTTGGTTACAATTGTTCTGGAAGAATTTCAGCACCAATGAGTGCTTAAGCTTTTAGTTCAAGTATTAACATGAAAGCATATATAACAGCACCCATGAAAATAAAAGCTCCTGCTAACATATGTTTACGTTTACTTTCTTGTAATTCATCAGCGTAAAATATAGATATTATTAAAGATATAACTGTAAAACTAACAATAGCAGATTGTAGTGCGGTAGAATCCATTTAATTTTAAACAATATTTTTTATGATGGACATTATTATTCCAAAAGAAGTCATTATCAATTTTATTGAACCATATTCAAGAAGCATTCAAAATATTGAATTACTTGAAGATATTAAGAGTTTTCATTCAACCTTAGAACAGGTTAAAGATTTTTATACAAACATAACTTACACTAACTATAATAATGACAGTTATTCATATTTCTTTGAACCACAATCATTTTATGATGATTTTGCAGAAGGATTGAATGTTATTAGTCGAATCAGAAGCTATAAAAAAATTAACCCTTATTTTGCTACAATAGCATGTCGATTAATGTGGGCATCTTTAACTCATGAACAAAGAATTGAAACTTTTATTTTATTACAATCTATTAGCAGAAGATTTGCAAGAAGACCCGGAGACCCTCTATAAACATTTTCTAGTTTTACTTTTTGTATTTATACACATTATTTTTGTTTTCTGGTATTAATAAGCTTATACCCTAACTTCTTCTTTGATGACTTCTTAACCCTTCTCCTTGTGTGTTTTTTTCCACCTAAATAGGATTTAATTTTCTTTATAAATTTCCCGTCATGTCCTGACAATTTAGGACGAGTATCTTCTGGATC